CTGGTAAAGCCAATGTCTTGCAGTGTGCGGCCTTTCATGTTACGTAGGTTACCAAACACACCGATGGTGCTGTTCTCGACATCGCTCAATACGATGCGCTCGGATGGGTTGTCGGCGTTGTAAAGGAGGATAGGTATGTTACTCGAAGACAAAGTTTCCCCGTTAAAGTATGGAACGCCAGTATATTCGTGACCTGATTTTTGTACGTGTGTGAGTTGTACGCCACCCTCGCTCTCAACAATCTGATAGCGGGTTTGGGGCATGACTTGTAGGTTACGGGTGTTGTTCTTCTCGACCGTAATCTTTGCTTTGTTTGACGTTTGCACGCTTATGCGACCATGATGAACAGCGTTATCGACAAAGACTGGCTTACGTACGTGGTCCATAACCTCGTTGGCATCAGTGTCATAACGCCCAGTGCTGGTGTTCTGTATGAGTGTCATTTACCACGTTTCCCCCATGTTGTAGGACGTTGTGCTCTCCAGTGAAGAGGTACTCTTACAAGTCGTTCAGGTGGTATGTCTTGCTGTACCCAAGCCTCCGGTCCCTCGTCTGTCCAATTTCTAAATTGACCCTGAACGTCTTTCAATGGCATCCTTACACCTATTGCAGTGCGAGTAGGTGTTCTACCTGTCCCACTGTGTTGAAATACCGATTGTCTGTTCATACCTGCGGGGTGAAACCATGTTCCTTTACCGCTTAAATCAAATTGTTTGAATTTTCGATAGTTGTCTTTATTCTGGTCAAGTTCCGCACTAAGTGCCTCCCATTTGTGGGCTTCTTCAGACGCAGGGGTTGCTTTCAATCCTTCCGTAATCAGTGATTCAGGAGATTGTGGTATTGTTTCATCAAACGTATCACCATACATTGCTCGATGGGCATCGAAATTATCATACCAGTTTTGTGTAGGGTGATAACGTATCATGGTCACAGGACCGTAGGGACTCGGAAAATCAGGGTGAAACTCACCAAGTGTGGTTTGGCGTGTAGCCTTGAGAAAACGCCATGCTTTGTCAAACATTCAAGCCCACCCTAATTGTTGATTAGCCCATGCTTCGTATTCTTCCTCGTTCATGTTATCGGTCACACTTTTCGATGGTTGGGAAAACACAATGTTCTCCCAATCAATAGGTTTATCATGACTAATTAGTGCTTCTGAAAGAAGTCGGTCATTTGTTGGATTCCAACCTCGTCTACGTTGTACTCTACCATGATTCTCCATAGGTCCACGAAGACCAAGTACTGTTGGAGTACCTTCTACATCATGAAAATTTGCGTTAGCAAAAAACGATGCAGTTGCATGTGGTTCAACGGTTTTCTTATCAGCCCACCACGTACCTTTTCCGCTTAGGTCAATTAAAGAATCAGGTTTTTGTGACCAATTTTCTTGACTTTGGGGAGCCGTGGACATTAGTGGTACACCTCTATAGCCACTTACAGGCTCCATACCGGGATAATCTTCTATGTAATTGTACAACTTCATTTGGCGAGAAGCCTTGAGAAAACGCCATGCCTTCTCAAACACTTTTCCACCTCAACAGTTCCATCGCTTGAGAGCCGCACCCTTCGGAGTCAATTTGCCTTTCTTCGATGTTGGTCCTTTCATACCGCCCATTCTCGCACAGAATGATTTACGACGCTTGGCTTTCTTGCTACCGGGTTTGAGTTTGCTCGGCTTTGTTGTCACAGGTGGCTTGAGGTTTGCGCCAGTTTCACGTTTAAACTTCGCACGTCCTTTAGCGTTTAAACCGCCCTTTCTGTGATGTCGATTTGGATTGTAACCGTGAAACGGTTTGCTCTTTTTCTTTGCCTTCATCAATGCCATTGCATTTTCCATTGGTGTACAACAATCGCAAAAGTCGTATTCAATCATGCGCCATCACCTGTGTGGTCTGATGTGTTGTAGGTTACATCACCTTTATGTCCTTTTGGATGAAGTGCCTGTGAGAATCGTGGCACTACGGAGAAGTCCATGCGTTTTGTTGTTTCATCACTGTCAATGCGGGAGCGACGACGTGCCGCATCAGCACGATAGTGTTGGAGCGTGTTTTCGCTGATAACAATACGAGTAACTGCATTGTTGAGTTTTGAACTATCGAATGACGCTTCACCGATACCAAGCAACTTCGGACCTTTGCTCACTGGTACAGATTCGTTAGCACTGATGTCCATAACGTACAAGGGTGCGTAAGGTGGATTGGTATCAGGATTGGTGCTACGGATGTAGTAGCCTGAACTTGCACGTCCGTTCTCCACCTCGTACATGTAAATACCATACTTACCACCAGCAGTAGCCGAGAAGTAGTTTGCACCGTATTGTGGGGATGATGAGTGCAGGTTGTTGTTTGGTCGGAACATCTCAACGTGTTGCTTGTCAAGCAATCGCACTGGTCTAAGCATGAAAGTAACTTTCTTGTCGGTCATGTTTGTTTGACTGGTGCTTACGTGTACGTTTGTTTCGTACGGGTTTGATGTCTTGTTTGACCCGCTTATACCGCCCCAATCTTTGTCGCTGATAGGTGCAAGGAAGTTGCGAGTTTCAGCGAGGTATGTACCACCCATTGGGTTGAAGTTGGAGGTGTGGGTCAATCGCATTGCACCACCCTGTGGCTGTCCAGCGAAGGTCAAACCAGTAAGGTCGTAATCAGCAAGTGTCTGTGAACCTGCGGTCAAACCACCCTCCATGACTACTCGCTGCCCTACGTTGCGGTCTGTGTGTAGGCTGTGTGCTTCTGTATTGATAGCAATGAGGTTGTCATCCACGCCTTCAATGTTCTCGCTGTCAATACCGATACGTGGGCTTGACCGACTGATAGCATCCTTGTGCGGTGTGTCACCAGTGAAGTCTTCTACACGGTCGCTTGCTACGGCTTCGGGTTTGAGCAGTCCATTTTCATCAACACCCAATCGAGCACTGATACCACGCAGTACTTCATTGGGTTGCAGTACATCGTTACGTGGGCGCACGTAACCGTCTGATGTGTTTGGTTCAGCAGTGTGGTGCGAAAGAACGACCCCTGTGGCGTGATACGGCTCATCAAGGTCTGTGAGTACATCTTCGTTAAACATGGTTGGATAGCGTACGCCTCGACCGTTACCCATGTCACCAACACGGTGCGGGTTGGTTGGGAAGAACACATCGACTGGATTTGCTGTATCGTTGTTGTTCACGTTGTTAAGCCGTCCCGCCATACGTGGGAAGTTTACATCAGTAGCCGTGAGGTCTGAACTGGTGAAATCAACAAGCGTCTTGAGATTGACCAGTGGGTTACCGCCATTCCATAGACGCTCATACGGAGTTAAGTCATTGGCTCGGTCATACTCGTAGACATCACTGCAATCCCAAGCAGGGCGTATACCAAAACCACGTACAGGATAGCGGCGTACATCTTCACCACGAGTGTTGCCCCACCAGTCTACGAGATAGTACTTTACTGCTTCATCTACCTTTGAGATGTTCTTACCAAGCGGGTCACCCCACCAGTCACGTATGACAGTACTTGCATTGCGTAGTACACGCACTGGGCAACCGAACGCTCGTGTCATACGCATACCGTTACTGTAGCGTACACGCCATTCAGGTTTGTCTACACCGAGCATAGCGGAGAAGTTGGTTTGTCGCTCCATGATACCAACATATGTGTTCGGATAAGTTTCATTAGCAAGGCTTGAACCACCAGCGTATGTCCACGTTTGCGTTTCTTGCTGTACAAGTGGTCCATGTTGATACCCTGCAATAGTGTTCGACGCTGTAATGTCGGCTTCTCGATAAGCACGAGCACCGTACATAGCCCACTGTGGTTTGTTGTAGGGTTGTCGCAATCCAAAGCGGTAACCAAACGGTCGAGGTCGTGTAGGGTCTGTAATTGAATCGTACGATGTTTTCGTAATACCACTGCTTACTGTATATGAACCATCATCGTCTTGGTCTTCCCATACTGGTCCGTCGGATGTGTAGTCTTGCGGATAATCCCACGCAGTACTCACGTACCCGTACCCATCAAGACGACTGGTAAGCGGTCCACCACGGCTACCACACGGCCAGTAGTGGTTCAGCATCACATCAGTACCACCTTGAGCCGTGTAATCACTATGTAAAGCACTGGCTGATACAGGTTCACCATCGCCGTAAACGTATATTGTACTTCCATTTGTAAGATGTGTTGTTGTTTTATTGACGTTTATCACTGTACCGTTGTCACCGGGAGATACCACGATAAACGTTTCATCCTCGATTTGAATCACAGCACCACTTACTAATGGTGGTGATAGAGCAGTTGTGATTGTTTGACCAAACGTAGAAACAATAGTTCGGTCACCACTTGGTAATTTTGTCACTGGCTGAATTGGTCTTGGTGTTTTAATTGCAAAAGTAAACGGACCTAAACTATTGTAGTACGTTGCATCGTGGTAATGAATGGTTTCATAGTGTTCAGGTAGGCTGTTCAGTGGTTTACGATTAACTGCCCTATCACCAGTTGGACTCAACCACGTACGACTTGCATCTGAATAGAATGTATGCGGTCGGCCAAGATTTGGATTCCATAGACACAAATACGCATCGGCCATGTGGAGGCTGTTCGTATCACGACTACCCTGTAGTAATTGAGGCAACATGCGTGTAAAAATGCTTGACTTCGATTCCTTCATCAATTTACCAGCAGGGCGGAAGTCATACGCACGAGTCAAACGAATCTTCGTTCCAACAGTGAGATTACTGGTGAAGTTTGACGATGCAGTAATGGTGAATCTATACGGTTTATTCATGTACGTTGCGTCATTACCACTACGTTCCGTATACGTATGTGTGCGTCGAATACCGTCAGCATCGGTGTATTCCAACTTCATACCGTAGTATGGGACTTTGGGGAAACCTCTTGCGTCATCGACAGTGATAAGCGTTGAAGACACCGACTTAACTACAGCAACAGGTGATAGGCTGATGTTTTCCAGTATAGTCGAATAGAAGTCAGGGTAATTGGATGGATAACCTGCAAGAGTCAATTGACAAGCAATGCTTCCAGCACCAGCACGTAAGAACTCGTAGTAATTGTCAATTCTGTGCCATGTCAAATGACGGAATCCTACTGCTGATGAATCTTCAGGACTTATTTTGTGTACAATAGACCACCACGGTATGTTGGTTGTAAAGCCGGGTGTAGCATCAACAAACATACCGGGGTGATACGGTAGGCTTCGTCGTGTAAATGCAGGTGCTTCTGTACCTTGTACACCCAACGCATTGTACAGCAATAGCGGAGGTATGTTTGCCAGTTGTCCACCATAATCAGGGTCATGGTCAAGCATAACCTCGTTGATGAATACTTCACACCCACGTACATCAGCCATGGTTGCCTCGGCCAAGACCAAGCCAAGTCCACCTGTGGCTGAATCAGGCTCACGTATACCGATAACCAATGCTACTTGTTGTCCAGTTAATTCATTGACTGAACCATCAGGCAGTCCAGTGGCACTGCCGTTTTCATGGTAGCCGTAAAACTGTGACTTGTGTACGTTAGGTTGGATGATGATTTGGTAAGCACCAACTTCTGATGGGTCAGGGAAGTGATGCTTGAGTGTGTATGTAGCACCTGCTTCCAATACAATAGTGTGACCACCTTTCGAGTTTACAACACCCGCTTGACCCTTTGAAGCCAATACCCCATAACCATCGTACTTGACTTTGGTTTCAAACATGAGTGTGAACCCACCACCGTGAATATCACTCGGACCACTTGGTGTAGCAGTCATTGCACCGAATGTAATCATGGGGTCATAGACTGGTAATTTGCGTTGGGTATCTGCTGGTAAGTTCGACCTATCAGTATCGAGAGCAGTGCTTTGAATAAGGTCTTGCTCAAGATTCTTTTGCGTTGCTGAACGGTCGGCTCGGTGCTTAAAGTACAATCCTTGATACGCAGGGTGCGCCCAATGACCGGGTAACATAGCCTGTGTAGCATTAACAAAGTGATGACCCATACGTGGAATTGCCATTGGTGTCAGGCGTGCTTTCTTGTATGCATCGTAACACAATACATTCGGTCCACCATGTCCAGTCACATACATTGAGTGAGCCATATCAGGACTGTTACCACTCACTTCCGCATGGTCACGAATTCGACGTGCCGCAAAGAATCGGTTGCTACCAGCAGGTACGTAGTATGAAGGCACGACACTGAATGACGTTATACTACTCTTAGCAACAATAGCATCGAATGCCGAGTCACCTACACAACCAGTGAACGTGTTGGTCGATATACCAGTGAACGAAGCAACACCACTTTCACCAGTTGCGTCATTGTATATGCGTAAAAATCGACGTGTACCGCCATCATCTTTCTGTGAGTCACCATAAGCGTCACGATACAACGTCGTATTGATGGTTGTATTCACTGTTAAAGTAGTACCTGAATACGATGAAGCGGTGAGTGCATTGTTCGTGATACCGTTGGCGTGTGTGTAGAATGTAGGATAGCGATGCGTATGCGAATTACCGTTCTTGGTGATATGGAAGAACAAGGCTCGGTCATGCAATTCGTACGATGTCTTCAGTGGTGCATTGTTGGTTGCCGACTTCCAACCTTTTCGTGTCATATCGGGGAAGGCTTCACCTACGGAGTTTTGACTGATATGGTCGTATTCGTGGTCACTAAATGTCGGTCCTAAGCGTGGACCATCTGTAGCGTCTGTAAAGATGCCTTCTATGCCCGTTTCGATGTTTGGACGTAGCATACCGCCCGTACCCATTGTTTCGTTTTGATAGGCTTGTAGACGGTCAAATCCGCTACGTACAATGATGTTACCGGGTATAGCATCAGCATCAGGTAGTTGAATCTTCAAGTTTGGCTCAACACCGCTTCCCGCTTCCGATGGTGCTAACCCTTCGGCTGTACGGTCTGAAATTTGTTTGAATGAGCGTATGATTGTACCAAACGGTGAACCACCTTCGATTGAATGCTCTTGGCCAGTGTCGTCTACAACAGTCATGGCTAAGAATTGCAACTCTTCATTTGGTATCTCAAGTACGTTACGCAACTCATCGGGATGTCGAGCCGCAATTTGTGGGTGACTCAACTCTTGTGCCTGTATGATTGGATACATTGCCGAGTTAGTTGTTTCAAATGAGAACCGACAATTACCAAACAATTTTTCACCAGTAGTATAGGCACTGCCTCCCGATACACGAGTGATAAATGGTACTGCGCCAAGACCACGAGCATTGACAGCAGGGAGTGATAAATTACCACCATCCATACGCTTCCATACTACGTTTTCAACGGAGAAATTCTTTACTGGTGAATGTTCAGCAAGTTGGAATGCATTCAAATCGCCTTCCCAAAATTTCCGCCCCGTAGAATATCTTGAGGTGATTGATGAATCTGTAGTTGATGTGATGTATTTGCGGCGTAAGTTACGTTCTACACCCGTTATGGTTTCAAGACGGAAAGAACCGGGACTCTCATCAAGGTCGTAAAACAAATCTCCCGTTTCGTTAAAACAAGGTTCAGCGTTAAACAGTGTCGAGTCATCGGCTAAGGGCGCACCAAAATTGTACGCACTTGGATAAGTATCTGTAGTATGTGCAAACCCACTTGCAATCAATGCCTCAATATTAGGTCCAGCGTTAGCAGGTGCGGTAAATCGTTCAGGATTGTGTATACGCTCATCCCAACGTGTAGTACCTGCAAATGTGATGGCAGTCGCAGGCGTTACGCTATCGACATTGACCTTTGATGATACAGAAAGCCAATCACCTGTTGCTTTGATACCGTCCCTGTCATGCTTTGCAACAAGTGCCATTTCGCTCTCATATGATATGACAACAAATGCCCGACTGTACACACCTTGTGGCATATGGAGATTGCGTGGTAGCGCAAATGTATCATCATCAATATCACGATAAGTTACTGGTGATGCCCCTAAGTTCGTATCTTCAGCACTATCAAATGTATATCCTGTATAGTAAGCATTAGATGAAGCAAGACTATACTTCCACGTATACGGTGTGGTTATTACTGTTTCAGCATTACTTTGATTGTTAATACGTTGAGATGCTTCAGGACTAAATTGTATTGGATTCGAGTGTGCAAGATGTCCAAAAGTCGTCATGCAACTGTTGCTTGAACCGTATGGTGAGAACCCAAGCATCGGATGCCATGCACCCAAACCTGCACCATACTGCTCCGAACCTACTTTGAGAGAATTAAGGTACGAATAACGCTCCCCTGCCCATCCTACAGCACCTACAGGGCGTGTACGGTCAATAGCATCAACAACACCGCTAAAATGCACCTGCGTCATGTGGTCACGAGTTGAATCGTTTTCATTGTTAAAACGATGAACACCCGCTTTTGACCACACATACACAGCAGTAGGATTGCCTCCGCTATAATCAGGGTGTGAAGTACCTGCTGAATATGCACTTCTTGCAACATCGTCATACGTACGTAGGCTTTCCATTAGTGGTAAACTCGATGAACGATTTGGCGCAAGTAAGAAATGCACTTTGTAACTACTACTTCCGCTATCATAAACAACTTCTCGACTATGATACGGCGCAAACGTAGGTATGTCGCCTGAACCAACATTTGTCGTACCACCATCAGGTGTACGGAGCCATCCACATGCGGGTATTTGTTCAAGCGTTGCTTGAGATGCCCCTGAAATACTTGCTTTCAAAATTGTTTTAGACGACGTAATTGACGCAGCAGTACCGTCAATTGTGTAAGAATCAAATGACATCTCGACCCATCCGTAGCGGTCTTGTCGCATTGCGTTACCCATTGATGGTGCAAACGTACCACCCATCGCTTTGATAGCACTGCTTCCGGGGAACTCATTAATGGATTGACCGAGTATGGTTGCTAACTCTTCACCGTTTTGACAACGTGTTGCATCGACTACAATGAACTCATCTTCATACAATGATGCTACATTTTCACTGGTTACACCTGTAACGAAATTGTTTGCAAGTTTTCCTGATACACGGAATGCAGTTGGGTGTACATCATTGTGTCCTATTTTGACTTTGTAATCGCTGATGTCGTGCGGTGGGTTGAATGACAACTGGTTGTCCATCCAAGAACCACCGGGGTGATAGCCACCGTCCATATGGAAGCACAAATCAGCACCCATGGCGATACCGTAGTACATAGCACCTACAAACTTGTACGGGTGGGCTTTTCGATAATCTTCAATGTTTGACGTTGTTACACGTACACTGTTTGTGAAATGTTCACCATAGTGCGAACCATGTTCAGGACGTTGTATAAGACCAGCACCAGTAGTTGTACCAATGTTGGGTACACCTTGTGCTGGTGACCAGTTCCATGTTGTATTCCAATGGAATACTTGACGTGCTGATTGATACGTACTTGACGGCGGTCCGTATTTATCGTCGGAGTTTTTGATTTCATTTGGTAAATTTTTGTTAGCAGGTACTTTGCTCCATGAATTACCAGTTGTGACAACATAACCGGGGTGAGGCTGTTCATCCGAATCTACTGTCGTCATTTCCGTAAACGGGAAGGCTTGACCGGGACCAAAGATAATGTACGTCGTGTGTGTTTCGCCCACATCTGTGTCTTTGTATCGAGCGTTTGGATTAGCCACACGCAAGACAAGTGGTGATGGTTTTTGTTGTACAATACCTGCGGTGTATCTCGCCTGTACATGCGCTGGCGTATTAACGTGAGCCGCATGAGCACCACCCGCTAAATCAGGAGAAAGGACATTGTTACGATTGGCTACTGGGTGCGACAGACTACCACGATGTTGATTCAATAACGGAGTAGCAGGGAAGAATGCAAGTAAAGCGTTACAGTCTACAATAGCAAACGAAGTAGAAATCTCGTTAGCATTCTGTATACCTGCTGTACCTGTTGGTCCATTTGAATAAGGATGAGTATAGAACGATGAATAATCGTTTTCTGTACCATCATTGATGTCCAGTACTACTCCACTAAAACCACCACCAAAGTACAGTGGTACTGAATGGTCGTTGCTGTCTTTTGCACCCCTGAAATATACAATTGGTTCTGCATCTACAGCACCAAATGAACGACGACCGCCTATTTTTTGATTACCAAACCGCATCAATATATGGTCTTCATTGCTGAAATTTGCAGTGAAATGGTCTACCCAATCTTGGTTTGCAAAATCATCTCTTCCCCACTCAACCCGTTGAAGAGAAAACAGATTTTGTACTGATGTTAATAGTGCATATTGTTTGTCTGTGAAGTAAAATCGCTTTTGTTCACCAAAAGAATGCTCTTTATCAAACGTATCAATTGAGGTGGCTTCTTGACCTGAAGGCACAAGCGCATGAGTAATACCGTTATCTGTAGTTGTATGGTAAAAGTATTTTTGGCTGTGCTGATAATGGTTGAATAACAACATTTCGTTGTTGAGTGCAGGTAAGATATGGTCACCGCTTGTTGATGTGAATGTGATACCCTTGAGGTTCTTTCGCCATGCATCGACTGGTACAGGGTCGTTAAACGAATCGACAAGGATAGGCGTAGGGGTGTTGGCGTGATACCCTCGTCCTTTTGTACGAATTTGCAGTACTGTTCTTGGAAGATACCCTGCATCAATCTGTCGATTCTTGTCAAGCAGTGCATCGCTTATCGGTTGATGTACAGCATCGGATGATGTACTAAATTCGTAAATACCAGTAGCATCTTTTGCTAATGTTTCGTACTCCCCGTACTCAAGATGAGCCGCTTGTATAGCATAATCGGTGTGTAGTTTTGAAGAGAACATGCGTGAAATTGGTGTAGCACCACGTTGTGGGTTGTGCGAGCGTACAATAATTGCATCCTCGGCTACGCCCCATTCACCGAGCGTACGACCGTCACAGGCATACAAATGACGTACATCAACTGCTATTCCATCTTCTTGATTCGGATTAGGGTGATTGATGGCTACGTTGGTAGCGTACGCAAGTACTTCATCGGTAACCAGTGTTGTCCAGTTAATACGTGATGATAGTAACACACGCATGGTGTTGTCCGAAGCGTGAGGTTGTGTCCTTGTTGCATCTATTACAGTTCCACTACTGACGTAGTGAGATGATACAAAGGATTCTCCACGTACCCCATAAAAGATGTGTGTACCCGTTATATCATCCACTGTACGTGATTCGTAAGATAGTGCATTTCCAACAAATCCATCAGCAGTTGTACCTGTAAATGGGTCATGTAAATGTATGACACCATTTGAGTGAGGGTAACCAAGATAACCAAGTAAATCAGGATGGTTTGCCAATGGTGAAGACGATGCGCTTGTGTTGAATGGTGCTTCAAACACAACAGTGAGTGTGTTTGCTGTACCATCCCATGTTACCTCCGCATCAACTCCAGCATCAGGAGCGTACATACCTCTCCATCGGTTACCACGCCATTTAGAAAGTTGAAGTCCTGATACATCTAAGCGACCAGTAGGGTCACCCCAACCGAGCATATGACCACCAAGAGTAAAACCGCCCATAGAAACATCATCATCATTGATGTGAATAATAACTTCATCTTCTAAGGTAGAAGGCAATGTAGTATTTTCATCGGAAAACGCTTGACCGAATTTACGGTAGACATAACGTACACCATATCCACGACCTCGATGGTCTGTGAATCTAAACCCATACAATGGTGTATCGCCTATTGCGTCTTCTGTAGTTTCATTTGGATTAACATGCGCTGTGTATGAAGCAATAGCAGTCGGGTCATTGTCACCAAACTTAATGGCTTCACCGTACTTGTAATCAAATCGTTCATCACCTCTTCGACCAAAACCATGCTTACCTGCATCGGGTGCAAAACCGGGTACTCCTGATGCTACAAGACCTCCAAAGTTGATACGACCAATCGCTTGCTTACCTGCACGCAATCCTTCAACAAGATTAGTTGAAAGACCTTGAACTTCAAACGATTCGTCTGATACCGTATTGTGATTGATGCCACCAATACGTGCCGACACATTGCGGTTTTCTGATGCTGTGTTTGATTTACGATTACCAACATCGTGATTGTTTGTGAATGGCTCATCGGGTTCTTCTTGGAGCACGTATTCACGCAGTGTTGTAACAGGAGCAAACGGGCGACCATGCTTGTTAAGAGGCATTGGTGCTGGATGCATGTTCTCGCCCAATGTTTCATCAGGCTGACACCAAAAGTTACGGAATCGCCCACCGTGTCCAATAAGGAATTGCGGCTTGTAGTTCGATTGACCCTTACTGTTGTCAAGCCATACACAGAAATTACGACCTGATGCACCGGGTACGGTGGAGTGAATGACAATTGAGAAGCCCTCGTTGCCATTCATGTCTTCAACAACACGTCCAATGTGAGCACGTACATACCCCATGTGGCTACCACGGTCGTGAGTATCGAATGCTTCTTCTACAAACCACCACGGTGCAGGGTCATAAGTTGAACCCGTAGCGGCGAAATCAGCATTGATGTGTGCGCTACTGGGGTCTTTTGCATCAGATGTAACATCCTGTCGTACACCAATACGTGTGAGGTCAAGACTTTCGCTTTCACCGGGGTATTGTTGAGATGGACGACGGGCATGAGTTCGACCGTTCTTTGCCCCACCTTGATTGATTAAACGTACAATTTCACGAGTAGCGGCCTCAATATCCGTCACACCCTCTTTGACACCAACTTCACCGCAATCAATCACCATACGACGTACGAAATCCATTTCTGTCCAATGTGGTAAATGCTCCAAGCGGTCTTCTTCATGACTTGTTAAGTCGAGTGTAGTAGAGCGTATGCCCTTCAAGCCCAAGAATGCTGAAATACAACGTGTACCATCAGGTGTGTCGAACAGTGTACTTGCATCACGGAAACTGTATAATGATGGGTCTTTGGACAACCTGTGTAGTTTCAAAGCCTCTACGAATCTATCTCGGCTTGGTAATCGAGAAATCTTATGCTTCTCATTCGCCCAATACGTTGAAGCCACAGCAGGTTCAACACGAGGCAACGCATTATCACTTACAGCGTAGATGTTACTATTGTAACCATACATTAGTCCTGAATGTACAAAGTGACCGTGACCTTTGCCCATCAACTGTTTGTTGTTTCCTCTTGTTGTAGGGTCTTCAATCAAGAAATTTGCATCACTATTCGCTATATCGTGTGCATAGGCTGATTCGATAAACTTTGATTGTTGCGTGCTACGCAGGTATTTGTTTTCGCTTGGGAATCCATTGGCTACGTCAATTTGTGTTGTAAAGTAATGCGGTGCACCACCGTTGTGAGATACCAAGAAACGGTCGAGTTTTGCTACACCACCTGCGTGTACAATGTCACGACCAAACCCAATGTTCGGTGTAGCCGCACTTGATTGAACCTGCATATGTAGGTCATGGAATGCAATAAATTCACGGTCATGGGCTACATCGTAGAGCAATACACGAGCATGACCTTCGGTAGCAAGATACGGGTCTACGTAGGCTACTCTCGGAACGTCTGTATACGAACTACCAAGCAATGATTCGTAATTCAACTCAATTGTTTTATTGATGTGTTGAGCCAAATTTTGCGCCGTTTCCAAGCACGTATTTCCAATCAAGAAATTCTCAAGAGGTATTGAATCACGAGGACGACTGGCAAGTGAACCACGACCACCGTTGAAACCTTTCCATACAAGATGCTCATTGTAAACACCACGACTCTTACAGAACAGACCTTCCACCGCATGTGGATTGTTCATGGTCATGTTCATCCATACGGTATCACCGTTTCGCATACCACCTGCGGCGAATGGATTAAGCCATGTGGCGTTCAATATACCATCATGGTCTTCAGGGATGATACTATCTACTGATACACGAATCTTGTCACCTACTGCAACAGCACAAGCATTGTTTGCTGTTAGTGTAATGATTGTGTTTGTCGTACCACCGACGACATCAGAAACAACCGAAGATACCTTACCAAGATAATCAATGTCACTTCCCGATATATCATCAATGTACAACTCATCGTCTTTGCGTATATTCAATCCTATTGTATTTGATGATGCAAGCCTATCCGATGCAGTAGTAGTAATCTCAATTGTCGTAGTAGTATCGCTCGAAGCCGCTACAGCAACAGTCCATTGTTCAGATGTATCAGGAAGGAATGTCAATGCTGTACGCTCAACAGTAATTGCCGTAGAAGCGGATGCGGCTGAATGTAATGCACGACCGACTCGCTTGAGTTTCAGTGTAGCGTTTTCAAGCCCAGTAAGTGACGTACTTGCTGATTGACAATATACAACGTTAGGTTGGTCTGTAACGCCACCCAAATACGAAGAAATTCTACCTAAGTATATGAGTTCATGAGTAGTTCCATCCGATAGTACAATTTCTGCAACGTACATCAAATCTCCTTCACTCACACTAAGCACGTTGGAAGAATCCAGTGTGTATTCATTTAATTCAGGAAAAGTGCTTGCGTCTTCAAGTGTGATTGAGTACAATCCACTGCTGTTTGATACCGATTTTATGATTGATTGTGCTACGCCCGACTGCACTCGTGGAGCATGAGGATTGACAAGTGGACCTGCTTTGATTTCAATTGCACTTACGTACTGTCGAAGACCATAGTCAAGATTACCGCCTTGTGTTTTGACGTTGGCATTGTCGTAATAGTACGGTGAACGTGCTTCATAATCAGAAGAAGGTGTTTCATTGTCAGATGCTATTGGAAGTAAATTTTCACTGCGGTAGCCCTGTGCAATAAAGAGAGCAGTTTGCGGCACTGCGCCTTCAAAGAAACCCTTAGCGTACGAACCTGATATGACACCACTCGTTCCAGTTTCATGCTCATCAACACGAAGATAACCATCGCTACTGGGGTCATTACGGTACACACACCACATGCCGTTTGCCAAGAATGCACGTCGATAACGAGGTAGTTTCTTCATGTTGCTATATTCAAACACCGATGTATCAACAGGCGGGAAAAGCGATGGATGCGACACATAAATTTTGTAGAATTTACCGCTTGAATCGTACTCTACTTTTGTAATTGTTGTAGAGGAAACGTAGTTTTGATTGTTGATGTTGTAGGAATAGGCTGATGATGCAGTACGGTCGGCTACCTGAACATCGTCGGCACGTCGTCCAACAGGTGTAGGGTTCCAAGTGTGCGCTGTATACGTAGCATCAATGTGTATTTTCATGCTGTTGTCAGGTCCGGGGAATACGTTTTCGTTCTCATGGTCAAAAAATTGCTGTGGGAAAAACGGTATCTCAACCATTGCACGAGTGCTTGAGTATTGTGAACCCAACTGATAATCATGCGTCACTCCGTCCATTGACTGGAATAAACGGTCATTGACTGTGCTACCGTCTTGAACAAGTGAATCATCGTTGAAATTATCATCGTTGTAAATAGATTCGGAAATCGCTTCCGTAACACTGTTTCCTGAAGTAGCAGTACCTCTTAGTAAACCTGTTTCTTTGACCCAAGCGTAAAAACTTGGTACGGCAGTTCCGTCACTTGTTAAGAAACGGCCTTCACTCACAGCGTCAGCATCATTTTTGAAAACAAACCCAACCCCAGTTTTTGCTTCATAAAGCGCACTTGCACCATCAGCAAGATAGACTCGGCCAACCTTTGGAAAACAATACGTTCCCCATGAAACCAAATCGGGCGACTGATTGTTCAGTGGTCGAATTGTAATAGAATCGGTAACACCGCTTGTTGTGCTGTTTGTAGCAACAACTTCTGTTGCCTGTACAGCACACATTCGCCGTGTAGAGCCGGGTAGACGCATTAGCGGAGAAGGGTCGAAGGTGGGCTTGGTATTGACCGCCCCTTGACCGGGACCGCCAAGCGTGACAGTAACGACAGGCGCATTGGGTTCAATCTCTTTGACGACGTGAGAATCAGGCGAACCACTACCAAGGACATTGACGTTTTGCGATAGTGCGCTTTCAGCAATGCCGTGAATAGTTACCTCGGTGGTATGCATATTACTGTCACCATCGACCTTTTCAGCAATGCTACGAACTCGTCCACGAGTCATAAGTTCAAGCAATGTAAATTCTGATTGTTGTATACTTGTCATAGTATTCAACTTGTTCAATTGATTCGTGCGATTTCGATTCGTAGGATGAATAAACAATCTTCCTTTATTTTCATCCAATGTAAGTGTATTGTCAATAACATCAAACATTTCAAAGGTATGACTTTTCAAAGTCATTGGTGAAATATCAAATTCCCCAGTGCTTGTTTTATCAGCGATTGGTTGTAATACACCATTTGTAACAGTATTGCTTTCCAAACCTGTGCTTGGATTCAATAAAATTTTATGATAAACGGATTCATGTACAGCGTTATTGTGTGATTTATTGACAACCTTCGGTGCTGATGCAGGGGTAGCAGTGGTATCGTTTACAGGAGTGTAATTGACAGGACAAGTAGAAAAATCAAGTTCGGCATCATTTTCCTCCCCGCCTGTGCTGTCGCCCAGTAATGAATGTGGATTTTGTAGTGCTGTGCTTAATGTAGTGTCCGTGGCAGTTACATCAATGTAGCCACCGGGTGAAAAGAGCACTGTGTTTGCAAGGTCACTGGTAATCACATCAATGACACGAGTACCACTACCTAAGTCAAAAGACCCTGCTGGTACAGTTTTTTCAACCATGAGCATCGGACCACTAATCCCCATGCTTGCACCTGTCAGGTCAATTGCATTGTAGTGAATTTCGACAAACGGTGCAAGATTATGAGAGGACTGTAATGCAGGTACTTTGAGTAACGCAATGCGAGATTCTTTTTCAGGTCGTAAATGGTATAATCGTGTATCAGCATCATCGTACAGTAAAGGGACGGGGCCTTTCAAGAAAAACGGTTGTGCATCAAACGTAGCACCACCGATAGCGATAAGTTCTTTCTTACTTGCAGGTAAGCCATTATTGACTATAGATTGAACAGGGCTTGAATTGACAAAATCCAATACTTTACCAACAAAATTTCCAGTAAAAGTGTCTATTTTACTGTTCATTGTAATAGCGTTACGAAGGTTAGATTGACTTGAATCGAAAGATAGCGATACTACATCAGCACTACCATCCATAAGTTGGTCTACACTCATTTCTGATGGTTTTGGTAATTTTCGCATGTACTCATGACCGACAATGTGCGACAACGCATGTCGCCCACTGTGTCCTACCTGAAACAGTTCATCAAGATGCGAAGGCCACGTAACGGCAAAAGGATTGTTTGTGTCTACACTGGATATTGCCATACGAGAAGAGTAGACTAAACCGTGGTTTTCATGCTCACTTTCGTCTAATACCATTTGGCCTGTACGGTCAAAAATTTGCGAACCATAGTGCGGAGGTTGATACGGTCGTCCCGTCCCATTATCAATCAATAAGTCGGCATTGACAACAACGAAGTAATTGTCCACGTCAGCCGTTCTTGAGTGAAGCAAACCTCGTAACCCATTCGTACCATTTACAAAATCAACGTGTATGCTTGATATGGTGATTGTACCGTTGCTTCCGTCAATTGAATGTAATCGTACTCGTTCAGGCGGTTTTTGATTAGGCTTGAATGTGTTTTGATTGATAGCCCCTGCGTTAATGAGCAGGTTGTAGGGCGTGTGTGCTACAGAAAGTGTCGTTGGAGATGCAGGTGTGGTATACAAATCATTGACTTTGTACTTACCCATGCTGTATGGTGATACAGTAAAATCGGTAACTGGGCTACTGTTATCATATGCTTTACCTGTTAGTTTAGCAATTAAACTTTGAGCGTCGGCTGTTGCAATTGTAAACGTCGTCGTGCTTCCATCAGTTGCGGCTGTCACCGCATTCATCGTGTAGATTGTTTCAACAATATCAAGCGGTTCTTCAAACCTGTACATACCCGTTGTAGCATCTGTCATTGTAGGCATTTCAGGTGCAAAAACGTTTACACCCGCACTATCTGAAAAATGCAATGCTTCTATTGCTCCACGAAATTGTCCTCCCTTACCACCGACGTAAATGTGACCATCCACAGGTTTTGGACGAAACGATTCTGGAAATTCTTCAAACGCTATACGTTCACCATTAACATGCATCTCCATAAGATTGTTCTTGTACGAACAGACAACATGATACAACGGTCGATGCTTAAAATTCAAACTGGTGGCTTCACCATATGTACTCGTGTCGAAACGGTTGTACGTATCGTGTATACCGCCAAATTCCTGTGAAGGGAATACAATACCGTCGTATCGTGTTGCAGTTTCAGTTGCACTTTTGATGAACATGCTTTTGTCACCTGAAGGTGTCTGCATCATTAACTCAAATATCGCTGGACCCGCAGTATCTACAGTACCAAGAGTAATGCGAAATTGATTTTCTCGCTCGACAACTATTCCACCACAATCGGGTATAACCCATGCTTCGATTACAAAATCGGAAAATTCAGTTGCGGCTATTGAACTTTCAAGTTCTTGCTCACCCAGTGTTGTAATAGGAGTTTTTACACTACCACGATGTACACCTGTGCTTGCAAAACGACTTTGAGGGATAACAATTGAATCAGACACACCATCGAAAAAGAAAGCATGACTTGTTCTTCCAATTGCGACCATAACAACACCTACAAAATCATGTTTGTTGCGACCAAAAGAATAGTGAATGAATAGACGTTTGGTTCACCACCAACTTGTACAAACGTTGCTTTATCAACAGCAACTTTCATTCCAGTAAACGTTACTCCACCATCAGTAACATCAAAATCAGTTCCGGCTGTGCGACCAAACTTTGCAAAATCTGTATTCTTGTTAGCAAATGTACCTGTACCAAATCCAGCAGTTGAATACATTACTCTCGATAAATGTTTTTCACCAGTTGGAACATCAATAGAAGAAAGATAGGGTAATTGTAGACCTATAATGTAGTGAGAATTTGAATGGTTACTGTCTTTCCACCTGTTTTGAGAATTTGAAAGAATAGCATAGAGTTGTTGTACAATATCACCTGCACTCAAATTTGCTGTAGAGGTGGCTTCGATTCCTTTATTCATCGTTGTCATTCGTGGTTCAGAACCTACCATTGTTGCGTGAGGGTAATACATGTCGTTTGTGTATGAAGAACCAGTGGGTACATTTGTGAACGTAATTTCAACAGCCATGTTTGCACCATTTCTACCACTGATGATTTGTGAGTTTAGTGTTGGAATCTCATTCGTGATTAGGTTGTGTAAACCCGTTGCCATTTCAGCCGCAGTTTTTGCCGAAGTACCGTTGTGATAAGACAGTATATACTCATCAGATGACGAAGTGGTATCATACCCTGCGGCGGCATTATTTACACCGAAAAATACTGTAAAAATATTCTTTTCACCTGCCGTTACTGTGCCTCTCCAAAACTGTATGCGATTGTAATCAGCAAAAGCATCGTTATTCAATACACTTGCATCTAAATTATTATATGTTCCTTGTGAGGCTGAAAAAGGCACTATTGAAGAAACAAATTGTGTAGAATGATTCAAATTTGTAGAAGCGGCTATAGAACTAAAATCAATGATAGCACTCGCCGCTTGACCTGTCGATGACAGTACAGCGTCACCGTCTGTTATTACGCCCTCAAGCGTAATGACGCTGTTGGTAAGATTCAAGTCAGCAGTGACCCTCGTAGAACCCGAAGCGGGAACAGGTATTGCCATAACCTTCCTATCTATGTCAATCGACACACTGGTACAAGCCAACTCATAGAACCGCCCGTTTTGACTTATCAGGCGCACAGGTGTGGTAGAGTGTCCACTGCTCATCCGTATCGACCTCGCATGGTTGTACCGCCAATACTACGTGACATTTCTTGTTGAATCATGTTACCAATCTCTCGTGCCAGTTGTCGCTTATCGGTGCGGTCGGTGATGCCACTGGCATTTACATTGATGTTGAAAGTAGAACCGCCTCCGCCCAAGTTTGTACCCGCTACAATGGTGTCCTTATCGTTGAACGCAAACGTACCTTCGGGCCCACTAAGGACTCGACTGTATCCTACTGGTCCCATGACTGCATCATCAAATAATGAAGTTATACCACCAGTAATACCGCCGATAATACCGCCACCACCACTTGCACCACTTAACGCTCCCCCGCCCATATCTTTGAGCATATTGAAAGGTTCCATAAAAATTCCAATAAGGTCTTGTGCTAAACGCATAGCCCCTGCTTTAATTTGTTGAAAGGCATAATCAATATTATCACGTATTTGCCCTGAAGCGTTTTTCCAAAATTCGTCTTTCGACCACTCAGGTTCATCGCTCGATGTAATCAACTCATCCCAATCAGCCGCTAATTTATCAGCACCCGCTTTACCTTCTGTAGCAATAGTATTGCTCAATGTTTGCCAAAGTTCATCTGTCATCCAATCAGGTTTGGTTCCCAATTCAAGGAAGTCTTCCCATTGTTGGTCAGCCATACCCGCCGAAGTGTCTTGTAGACGTTGCCAAGATTCTTCATCCATCCAATCAGGTTTTTCTTCCAAGTTGTAATACGAATACCATTCTTGTTTTGCGGCATCTTTTCCTTTTTTCCCAAGTTCTTCCCAAAGTTCGTTGGTCATCCAATCAGGCTTTTCACCTTGTAAATTCAACATGCCGTCCCAATCTTGAGCCGCCATAACAGAAGCCTCTTCCTGTAACTTTTGCCACAGGTCAGGGGTCATCCAATCAGGCTTTTCTTCCAAGTCCAACATTTGGTCCCATTCTTTGTTGAAAGCGGCAAGAACTGCCTCTTCAAGAATTTGAGCCTCATTGATGGCAGGTTTGAACATACCAGTTAGCATATCCCCTACAGTGCCTATTGGGTCTGTAACAGCGTCAAAAACAGCCTTGAATGTATCTCCGATACTTTGTATTCCATTCAGAACAGGGTCAAGAAACGTACTTTTGAACCAATTCCATATATCGCTAATGGTGTTTTTAATCACTTGACCTGCCATCTCAAAAGCCGGTCCAATCGCTCTTGCGGCATTGGACATTGAAACAAGTGTTGCAAGTGCTGTCATACTATCCCTCAATCAAAATCTTCCGGAAAGTTGTAATCCAGTTTCACTATCTCCCTGTCACCGACTTTAGCCCTTAGTCGTTGTTCCTCTCTTCTTTCCTCTTCCCTTTTATTCTGTCGCTCTTTGATAACCATAGCCCATGTAAGTGATTGTTGGAAGAGTGGTCGTGGCATGGCGTATACTTCGGCAAGGGATATGTTGTAATGTGTCGCTATGATGTACGCCCATTGTTGTATCTGTAAGTTGTAGTCGTTGGGTTCCTCGTACTGCTCTTTCTCCATAAATTGCGTGACCGCTACTCGGTCACGTTGGTAAAATTTCCAGTCATGTCCTCCAAAATCTCATTGGGTTTTGGAAGGACTTTTGCTATTTGGTCGCCTACGTACCCCTTGAGGTCAAGCAACTCTTCGGGTGTAAGCACAGGATTTGTTTCAACAATCCAATGAGTGAAAGCGTATCTCCAGTAAGCCTGTAGGTCGAACTTTAGTGTACCATTGCCTTTGATTTGCATAAGTTGTCCAGTCGCCTCTTGTATGTCAAAGTAGGATATGTCCTTGACCCACACTTCCATGTAAACAGATGGGTCGTCCTTATCTACTGAAATGTCATACTTCGTCGGCTGTTTGTTCTTCAACAATAGGTTCTTGTTCTCCATTAAGGTCTTCTTCATTCGTTTCCTCTCCATTGGATGCGGCTACCTCTTCGGTAGGGGCTTCCGAATCACCGTCAAGGGCTACCTCTTCGGTAGGGCTATCGGGTTCTTCTTCGGGAATAATACCTTCATCGTTCTGCTTTAATCGCAAAACTATCTCGGCTTTTGTACCGTATACGGGTAGACCTCGCTCTTTGCATAGGTCACGAAGTTCCGCTACGGTGAGTGAATCGTATTGTAGGTCGGTAGGGAATGGGTTTGCATCAGCAGGTGCAGGTGGTACTGGGTCACTCTTGACCTCTACTTCTTCAACGACCTCTTCTACAACTTCTTCTACAACCTCTTCAACAGGATTGAGTTGTTCAGTGACATAATTGTGAATAACGCAAATATCCAAACGAAGTTCGGTTGGGAGAGGCACTCCGTTCATCATGCATACCCATTCAAGGTAACCTTGCATTCCGAGTCTTCGACATTGGTTTAACGATGTAATCATACTTTCACCTCAATACTTCAAAATGGTGTCACGAGCAAGCACTTTGATGCTCTTTGGCATAATCTTGAGTGTACTCTTCATTGCACCTTTGTCTTCAGGGATTTGCATTGGTGCTTCGACAACGTAGTACTCATCAATCAGAATAACAATTTTTTCTGTATGGTCTGCGGTAGTGCTACCTCGTGCTTGCTTTTCAAATTCAACAACAATTTGATTGGTTGTCGCACCTTCACTGTTTACGCTAAACGACGTACCTGCACGCATCTTGTGGTAAAAGATAGGGTCATCAACAACAATCTCCATAGTCATCTCATAGGATGTTTGACCTTCAACCATAATCGAAGTATTACGACTACCCGCAAACGGCACAGCCGATTCAGCCGAATCCGTTGAAGTATGCGTGTTGTTGATGGTATGGAATCCTTGCATACCAGTTGAACCAGTAAGACTGAAACTCAATACTTGCGCTACAGTAATACCCGCAGTCGTGATTTGTCCATTGTAGAACATAAACGGTTTTTGTGTACCAATACCAATACCTGATTTCAACCTATCAACAGCGTTGCTTGCTGTGTCATCAAACATACGATGAGGATTGTATCGACTCGTTGATGTACCGGGTGCTTCTAATCGCCCTACATCGGTATACGTTAAGGCTGAATTAAAATTGACAGACAATCGCAAAGCGGCATCGTTGTCAGTTGTGAGTGTAAAATCAGTAACTTTACAACCTCGATAAATACGTGTCAATTCTTTTGAATCAGTCGATGTACCTACTGCTCCACTTCCTGAAAACGCAACATCACTTCGTCGTTGTGATACTTCAAGACAGAATGAAGGAACTTCGCTACGACCAAACAGAAGATGCGTTATTGAGTTGGTTATTGTTTGCGTTGATGCGCCAATAGCAGGGGCGTTTGTGCTCGGTAATGCACTGTTGTCGTATTCAAAACATTGCACATCTGAACCATTTGGATGTGTATACGAAAGCGGTTGGTCGAGATAAACCACATGGTCTACAGCAGAAGTACCAACAATGCGACGAATTTCATACCCATTTGCTTTATCAAAATCCCTATCGGTAATCAAACCATCCCAAGTACTTTGAGTAGCAGCGTGGTCTGTTACAATATCAACAACGGGTGAAGCATCACTAACCCCTGTATCTTTGAAAAGTATGTATCTTCCTTTGCTAAAATTTGTTGCCGAAGTCAATGTGACATGTGATTGCCCTGCGTGTGCCTTAGCCGCAAGTGTGTTTGTTGTACCCGATGTACCAATGTTACCAACAACTTCGTTACCCAAACAATACTTCAACCATCGGGCTGAATGAAGATTGACTTCAAATGAACCACCTTCGGTAATGTACTTACCGGGTACTTGCACCGATGTATCTCGACCAAGCCCAACAACGTGGTATCGCTTCAAATCGACCTTTGTTTCAGGTAGTGCAATTGCGTTTGCAATGCCCAAAAATTGGTCGATAAATAGCGACTCACTTGGGTCGTCTGTATTTGTTGCTCTTGATACGGAAGCAGTGTCCAAAGGAGGAGTTTTGAAAGGCAAAATTTGCATTGTATCTCCCGCACCAAACGCTCCACTGTGTGCCATTTCAGGGCTTATTTTGAATGTTGTACCATCGTTCTCAATGATTGTGAAAATCTTTCTGTCAGTAGCGTCACCAAGACCTGTAAATGTGACTTGAGAACCAACCAGTGCATTCTTTGGGTATTTTAATTTATGAGCACCATTTTCAAAAATTTCGTCATTTAGTTCAGATGAAAATGTAAGTGTAGTGACACCACCACTGTTTGCGGCACTTATCGACACATCAGTACCTTGACGAATAATCATGCCCGTTTCGGGGGCGAATAAGACTTCTGAAACATCTCCCTTGTAGACTGTCGATGGCATTTTTTATCACCTATGGTATCAATTCTGCGAGTATCACTACTTCTATCTGAAACGTCATACGAAATAGAATTTTGCTACGGTCACTTAGGTCGGTTCGTGTCTTGAATACTAACCGGTCAAAATTCGTTCCATCCCCCTTTCGCTTACTGTGGACAAGTCTTCGTATCTCGTTCTCAAGCAGTTCCAAGTGTTTCCTACCCTTAACTGTTCTCATGTCTACGGTTATGTTTATACGTGTTGTAACAAAATCGTAGAACAGTTCAGGAGCCTCTTCGTTGTGCGCTGTTTCGTACAGTAGGACGTAATCGTGCTTCTGTAAATCAAGACGCTTGCCGTGTTCAGGAGAGGTATCAGTGATGTCCAAAACGACTGGTCGGTAGTTACCAGTATTGGCTCGATTCCAATCCGTCTTGAAGATGTCAAGCAGGGCTGTAAGACCTTCCTTCCATGTTGCAACCATGCTATCACCGCTTCTCCTTTAGGCGTAGGCCGTAGGTGTCGCCCATCGGGACTCGACGTACTTCGGCTTCTTCGATGGTGTCTTGGTAGGTTTTCAAGACAATTTCGCCATTGACGTAGCGCATTCCATTGTTTGCAAGTTCAGGGTGTATTCGTAGCATACTCTCGTCCGTTGCTTTCTTTAGCCTATTTTCTTCGTCCTTGTTGAGAGGCAAGCCTTGCTGATTGATGATTTCACCATCTTTCATCATGAAACCAAGTGCAACGAGTTCGATGTTTTGCATACGTTGTCGCAGGTCAGGTGGACTATTGACAAGTTGCTCAATGAGGTTTCTTTGAAAATTAACATCTTTCAATATCAAATCATTGGCTACTTCGTGGTATTTTTCGCCCTCTTTTGACCATTCACGAATAGGACTCTTCCTCAATTGAACACCACCATTTCGATGTACTTTGGCAGGGTTCGGTCGATTTCAGATTGATACAATTGTATTTTACTGGTTAAATCAACGTTTTGAGTACCTTCAGGAATCAACACGCTGCGGTCATCAGCCATGAGCAATTCGATAGCCACCATCTTCGTACAGATGTCTTCAATGGCTTTCTCCAAGTAACGTTCACCGCAAATGTACGCTACCTTGATGGCATTCCATTCAAAGAACGGATAGGAGTTGTTGAAGTAAACGATGCCTTGCTCGTGGTCAAGCCACCAGTCACGTAGACGTGCCATATCTCCACTGCTTGAACCACCCTGTAAATCGACAATGAACTTGTGTTGAGAAAATTTTTCTGTGGTAAGAGGAGTGTACCAACCGCCTTCTGTTGCAGACTGCCAAGCAGTACCCGACCAACGCTCAATACCCAATAAAGAAGTAGATGTTTTCTTGGTATATCGGTAAATTTCATTGTCCTCATCCACTAGCACACCCGATTTGAGAAAGCCGTCTGTAGATGCGAAGGTGATACCATAAAGACCGCTATCAACTACTTTACCAGTAATTGCTTTTTCAGTCTTGGTTGTTTGAGATATTTCAATATCACTTGAATCGGTAACAATGCTGCATTCTTCCCCCGCTTTGACAGGACGCATTGAGGTAATTTTAACGACACCTGTTCCGTAGTCGCTGTTGGCCGAAGCCAAAAATTCATTGTGAACACCTACATTGGAACTGGAACCTTCCAATTTGAAAGTAGAGTCCGTGGCCCCTACACGCTTGGTAAATTCTACGGCGGTTTTGCTCACCCTGTCCTCTTTGTTGATGAGGTCGGCTAAATTTTGCGCCGCAGTGGTCGCATCAAAATCTGCACGCCAATTATCGGTATTACTACCAACATCAAGGAAAGCAGTACCACCGTTGCCCACGCCAAGCGCAATCGTCTTCCCAGTAAGATTTGAGGTGTCGTCCAATTTGATTCGTGCTTCAGCCCCTCCAATTTCACGATAATCATCTCCTTGCCACAATTCAATGCGAAGTATTTGTTGAACATTACGAAACAAAAGGGGAGCAGTACCAACGTAATCCGTATAGTAACGTCGTCGGTATGGCTTGTAGGTATCGAAATTAATGTACTCGGCACTCACCAAGTATGGTCGCCAAGAGTTGTGCGTTACGTTATCAATGCGGTCTTGCATCTTGAGGATAATATGGTCTACTTTGGCTTTGGTTACGCCTCGTGTTTTACCGTTGGTAAACGAGGCTTGATTCTGTACGTACCCGTTGTCGGCTACCTGATATTCCGATGCAGTAATGGGAGAAGTAGTGAACGTAATTTTGACATGACCAGTGCCCGCACTGTCACCACTTTCGCTTGCTCCTATGTCTGAAATCTCCAAGTCTTCTTTACCGAATGGGTCAGCATCGCTGTATAAGCGTACTTTATCTCCAATAGTAAATCCATGATTACGGAAGTCTGTACCAGTAATGTAAACAGCATTGGTATCAGCATCAGCCGACATCAAGACTGCTTCTTGCGGTCCAATATCAAGGAGGTCAGCAACTTTTTGGGCGGTAGTATACACAGTAGCAGTCGGGTCGAGTGGCCTTGTTTCAGGTTCACCGGGTGAGAATACTACTGGCATACATCAAACCCCCTCACTTCCCATAACAGAAATCACAGTTATCGCAAAAATTTGGGTCTTTATCCAATCTTTGACCGCTTGCAAGATATGCTTCTGCTTTTGGACAAATTTTGATGTTTTGATGTTCCAAATAACGACCTTCGCTATCGTACGGACCTTGATTTTTCAAAAACAACCATGCTTGATTAAACGCCATTTTCTCCCCTCATCTAACTGGTGAACTACCTCGTCCTCCGCCTAAGAACCTCTTTAATTCATTTTCTTGAATGATACGCTCATTCATTTCACGCTTAGAAGGACATGAACATCGGTATGGGTCACCGCAAAAATCACAAAATTCAGGTTCTTGCTCATTTTTCATCACCATCCAAGCATCACGGAAACTGCTGATGTGGTGTACAGCCTTTCGAGCCATACGGTCCATAAGGTCGTCCTCGCTTTGTGGGCGGTCGTCTTCTTCCTCGTCTTCTTCCCTATCCATGAATTGACTGGCAGGTTTTAGGTTGCCCTTTTCGTCAAGAATTTCAGAAAGTAGTTTGTCTTGTGCGGTTTGAGGTGAAGTATCACGATTTCTTTGAAGAACTTCTTGTTCTTCAGGTGAGTTACCAAAATTAGCATCAATAGCCGCTTGCTCACCTGCTACATCAGGCTCACTAAGCGAACTTCCCAAAGTTTGCCCCTCAAAGGGTACTCTTTCGCCCATGAACTTGATGTTGTGGGCTTCAGGATTCATTACCATGTCCCTCATGAGTTTGTCACGCCCTTGTGTAAACATGTCACCAGTAGGGCTTTGACCGCTTTGACGCATTTGGTCAGCCATCATTCGGTTTGCAAGTTGTTGCAAGCGGAACTCTTTGTCGCCCTGCAACACCTTTTGTCGGTGTGGTGCTATTGCTTTAACAAATACTTTACCCATTATATCACGCTCGTTTTGTTTCATCTCGATGGCCTAAATTGTATTCCATAGGTTTGTCGCAAGCCCCGCAGGTTTCTCTCCACAGAAAGTGAAGAAAGCCGCAATGCGTGCAACGTGTCCCTGCTCCGATGTTAAGCACATCACCGATATGACGGTTACGGTTGCGTTGAGCACTCGTTACCCCTGCTAAGGGATGGTCTTTCTTATCGGCTACGTTACTTACGTCAAAGCGTACGCCTTCTTTACCAGCACGAGCCATGTCGCTTAGGTCAATGTTGCGTACCTCGAATCCCACCTACTCACCTCAAGCGAGTTGGTAGAGAACGACGATAAACGTGTTTCCAAGCACCGTAATGCATTCAGTGCCAAGCACTGCGTTGGTTGCACTTGCATCGTTTACCGCTTGGATAGCGGTGTCGATGGTCGTTTCCAACGTGCTCAAGTCACTAAATTCTTTTGGTGAAAGAGGTCCAATAATCTTTGAACCAACCTTGGTTAGTGATGCCATGTGTCGTCACCTCAAGAGCGACGACCCATTGCTACAAATGTACATGCTCCACCAACGTTGAGTGTTGCATCGCTGATTCCCGATGTTGGGACTGGAGCCGCCGCACCGACATTGTTTACCATTGCGCCATCAATTGAAACGAGCAAATCGCTCAAATCAATTGCTTCTGCACCATCGGTACTACCAGTGATTATTACTCGGTCGCCAAAAACGGTTGGTCGTGGGTCAATTGTTACTGCCATTATTCTTCATCTCCTGTAATTTCTTCTGTTGCTTCCTCTTCCTCGGACGGGTTTAGATGTGCCTCAACGAGTTCAAGTGCCTTCGTTTTGGTCATGTACCCACTTGGTGTATCAACGTTTTGTTCATTCAACCATGCGAGTATATCCTTTCGACTCCATCCGGAGTCAGGAATGCCATCATTTCCACCGTCCACGGTTACCCCTTCATCACCTTCAAGTCGAAAGTGGCTCAACGGTAGCGAGTGTCGCCACTCATCAAGCCACTTTTGACTTACTTCAACAGTTTCACCACGAATCCAAGAACCTGCTCCATGTTGAGCACGCCTTTCGTAGTAAGGACCAAGGTAGGTCACCGTAGGCATAGGAAACAACCTCAAACGACGAGCAAAGTAAGTTGGCAATTTGCTGATACTGCGGCTGCACTTACAGTAACTACGAGGCCACTAAAGGTAGCCGAGAAGTAACCTGCTTCTGCACCAGCAACAGCACCAACAATACCGATAATCTTGGTAAGCGGTGTACCATCAGCAGTGTTATCGCCTGAAGATTCACCCTCCGATGCGAGTGTTAGTGTCGGTGTTGCGGTTGCATCATCAATGTCAAATTTGAGTGTGAGCATTCGCATCGAGCCACCTGCTCGGTTTGTGCTGTCATCGTTGGTTGCGAGGAAACCATCGAGTTTACCGGGGTAGTCGCCCGATGCACCGTTAGCACCATCCAACCATCGAGTTTCATCGACTGGTGAACCAGTACGCATGTCCAAGTCAAGAAGAACCGATACATCCGAGATGTCGGTTGCTTCGTATGCTACGCTAATTCCTTTGTTGTAAATTTTTTCAACTGCCATTTTTCATCATCTCCGTAATTTTTTATCCTCACTTCAAATCCCGAATGGAACCGTGACCTCCAAAGAAAGTAGTCCAAAGTTCTCCCATTGTGCGGTACATACCTTCTTGTCCAAGACGGTTGATGGCGAATGGGTCGCCAGTTTCAATTCCGGACTCGAAATACTGCGTTGGGATTGCAGTGGAGAAGTAAAGGTAGTCAGTGTCGAGGAAGTACATACGACTTAGAACGTCAGGTTGTACATCCTTGGAAGGAATGATTGGGACACCGTTGTATGTAGCAACGATGAAACCTGCCTCAATACCGGGTACACCCTTTACACCATTGTAGGTAGGGGTGACACGCTTCTCTTCCATGAATCGCTGTTGCGACTGGAGGAGTTGCTGTAGACGCATGAGTGTGTCGTATCCAGTAAGGATAACCTTCGGGTTACCACCACGAGTCCAAATCTTTTGGAAGAGGTCGTCAAGGTGGTCGAGGGAGAGCACACGGTCTGTACCACTGTTCTCGTTGTGTTCAGCGAGGGACCAAGAGTTTGCACTTCGGTCGATGCTGTACATGTCCTCGTTTGCGGAGGCTGATGCACCAGTGGTAACACGGTCGAGGGACTCGAAATCGTTCCCTGCAACAGTTCCCTTGTCAGCAGTCATCATCTTGTTGATGTGTTCAGCGTGGTGCTTACCCATCTCTTCCTTGAGGATTGCTCGAATGTCGCCAAGTCCATCGTCCTTGTCAGCAAGGAACATTGCGGTTTCGCTCATGTCGAATGTGTGGACAACCGTCTTTGGCTTGGCCGCAATGTGCTGGAAGGTAGGCTTGGTTGTGTCAGGTAGTGTAGCGTTTTCAGCAACACCGCCGCCCTTTGCGAAGGAAGGTCGTGCGGTGATGACTCGCCATCCACTGCGCTCCCAAGGTCGCTTTGGTAGGATGGAGAAAGCGTTGAACTCTTGGTTCAACTGGCTCCAAACCTTGCGTCCGTAGATTGCTTGGTATGTACCTGCGGTCGTAGACAGCATAGGTGCGTCAGCCTTGAGCAACTCGCTACCGGAGTAGGAGTAACCCATGGCGTTACCTGCGCCGTAGTAATATCGTTCCATGTCTGTAATGCTTCGGATGTAATCTCTTGCCATATTCTTCAACTCCTAATTTCAGGCTCCCCTCAACGTCTTGTTTGCAAGGCTGTGAACCTCATCCCATGACATGTTACCCAAGTCTTGGGTTGAAGGAACTTCAACAGTTGCGGAGGAAACAGACTTTGCGATGGTGTGGCTCTCGGTGCTCAAGTTATCAATGCGCTCGGAGAGGTCACCAATTGACTTGAGGACTTCTGCAAGAGGTCCACGAGCATCAAAGGTGCTTCGTTCTGCTTCTTGCTTCTCGATTTCGAGTTCCTTTGCAAGTCGCTGGGAAAAGTTTGCTTCCAAGTTGTTTCGGAAGTTTTGTTCAAGAGATGCGGCCTTGTAGACTGCGTATGCATTCTCGATGTCGGCTTGGGAAACGTTGCCTTCATTGAGGTAACCCTTAGCCACTGAAACTGGTCCAAGAGCACCTGCTGGTTGCTTGCCACCACCAGAGGTGAGGGCTGAAAGAGCACCAGTGGAAGGAGAACCGTTTTCCTGTCCTCGTCCACGGACTTGACCAGCAAAGTAGTCAGCACCATCAACGGAATCAGGGTTGTCAAATCCACCAAGTTGAGCCTTAGCCAAGTCGTCAAAGTGTGCACGAGCACTACCAATATCGACTCCAGCCGACTTCAATGTGTCTTCCATCCAGTTGAGGTATTCGGATGTAATAACATCACCAAATTCTTCACCTTTCATGTACGCCATTTTGTCGTCATCTTTCTTTTCTTCTTTCATGTCTTCACCATCTTTCTTTTCTTCTTTTGGCTCGTCATCTTTCTTATCCTTGATGTGCTCACGGAGTTGAGGAGGAATTTCTCCCTTTTCCATTGCATCAAGTCGGGCTTCCAATCGTTCCATAACGCTGTTCAAATCAACTTCACTTGTCATATTTGTGTCCTCCTTTAGTATACTGAATTGTGCTTCAGGATTGATGCCCTTCTCACAAATAGTAATTTCATGCAATTCCATCTTTGAAATCTCTTGGTAGTCGCCTTTGATGCTGTCAGACTTTCGCACTCGCTTGAATGCTTGTCCTCCAATTGAGAATCCACGAAGGTTACCCTTGCGAATCTCGGCGGCTACTTCACGAGCCTTCTCAATGTCGTTGCGGAGTTGAACAACAACAAACATGCCAGTGTCGTCACATTCGGACTTCCACATTCGGCCATTGCTGTCTACGTAAGAATCCAAGACTTCACCGACTTGGATGTTTGAGTGAGCCAGTTGTACATTGCGGTACTTGTCACTCTTCATGAACCCGTCAAATGCATCCTTTAGAGCACCACGAGTAATAAGGTCGCCTTGCTTATCGACCATTTCGACGCTTGCATAACCTGCAACAACCAAGTCAGACCCACTCTTGAGGAGAGTGATGTCCATATTGGGTCGCTTTAGCGTCAGCATTGAACTAACGATTCTTTGTAACCATATTTAAACCCGTACTATACTTTGGAAAGTACAGGTTCATCGTCTTTGAAATCCAAACTAAGGTGCTCGCCTTCTTCGGTATCTGTTTCAACAGGCTTGAAGTGTTGCGGTTTTTTCTTTTTCTTAGGTTCAATATCATCCACTCGTTGATGATAGTCAGGTAGATTTTGCTCATCAGTAAGTTGCGTTGGTCCAGCAGGGGATTCGACAGGTGTTCCTAAATCAATACCAAGTCCCTTCGGTCCAGTCCATGTCATACGTTCTTTTGCAAGTTTATCCAATGTACGTACAATAACTTCCAATGCTTTTTTCTTATCTTCGGGCTTGAGCAATAAGTCTTCGTCGTCTTCTTCGATAATACCTACTGAACCTTCTTCCATACGCTTTGGTGATGGCTTCTTTGGCATTTCAAGGTCTTCGACTTTTGATTTCTTTTGCAATTGGCCGCTAAACAAAAGCGGAGCAAGTGGACTCCAAAACGGCTGTAGGCTTTCAGCCAGTGTTACACTGTAGTCGTTTTTGTACAAATCACCCATTGTACTCACTGGGGAATGCACGTACCACATATCACCGACTTCATCAACTTGATACGTTACAGTATCAATGTCCTTTAGAATAACGTGTAAACCATCTTCATCGTATTCAACGTCATGTGGGATATTGATAGGTAGGTAACCTTTGGTTAGCAAGTCAAGCGACTCGGTGCTCGCTGGACCCTCACCCTCACCCTCACCTTCGATTTGACGAATCTGTACAGTGTAGACGTTTTTCTCACCACGAGTTTTCTTGGTAATGCCGCTTACTGATACTCGTACAATGTCACCAACTTTGTACGCCTTTTGCTCACGTCGTGCTGTACCTATGTCCATGTAGTGCTTATCGTCAATTGTAACGGCTCGGTTTTGCAGTCCTTCATCATCAAGCAGTGGACCTGCACCTAATTGGTATGTGTATGGTCCATTTCCTCGTCGGTCAAGTACAATGAAGTTGTAGTCACGAGTCGGTCGGTACAATACCCACTTTGGATGTCGATACTCACCTTTCATGTACGTCGATTTAGAATCACGCAACAAGATGTTATCGTGGTCATCTTGCATTCGCTTGACAGATTCTTTCAAGCCCTCACTATCTGTCATTTTCGTATCGTGCGGTCCGGGTACAATGACATTCTCGTGACTTTCAAACTGTGAGCGAAGAATCTTGACACGTTCAAACAACAGCATGTCGCTGATGTCATTGTTGTCGTAATTGATAATATCAATGATATTGAGGTCTTCATCCCCCATAATTCCATCAATAGCGTAGTTTTTGTCGCTTACTTTCACCAGTGCTTCACGGTGGTTCTTGCGAAGACCAACCTTCTTACCCTTCTCATTCAAGGCAGTGACTTCATCACCATTTTTGATAAGCATGACACGCTTACCGTCGTACCACTTTGATACGACCCATGAACCACTAAATCCACGTAGATGTTCTAAGTCACTCATCTCAAAGATGCGATGCATTGGACGAATCAAAGGAGTCCACTGTGGGTCTTCTTCTTTCATTAACAACTCATCGGGATTAAGCATTCCTTGAATAAACTCCGTCATTTCATTGAGAGCCAGTTTGTTCGGGTCTTGTCCGATTGGTAGGAACGTTTCAGGGTCAAGACCGAAGATAGGTAGATTGCTTTCTCTTGGTGGTGGGGCGTTACCCCATACTTGTTCTCGGACTTCTTTACCATGTACCATGTCAGTAAGTTCGTGTGGTACAGTATGATACAACCCTTCCTCAACATTTGTACCTGCCACAATTTGACCATCGGCTGTAAACTCTACACCAACCGATGGAGAAGCAAGCCATCCACCGTGATGTCCACCTGCATCAAATGTATCAAAGATGCTGTGATTGTTAGGATTAGGCGCACCTACAGGTACTTGTGTCATACCGGGTCTTGCACTAATGGAAGTTGTAGGTTGTTCCATTCGACCTTCTTGTTCAACCATTGGATTGTAATGCAATATTGTGTCCAAGTTGTTTCGTGTCGTAGCGGCGATTTGAGGAAGACCTTTTCCTGATGAACCACGCTTGTATTGTTGAGCACCGTGTACATCGTTTTCAATCATCTCTAATCCATTTGCATCAGCCAATGCTGTGAATGAACCACCCATAAGTTGCTTTACACGACGTGGTAATGAGTGTAGTTGAGGGAACGACTTGAACGCACTTGGTTTCTTAACCTCAGAGTAAATAGTATCGAGTGCACCATGATACCCATTTTCTTGAGCCAACTTTGAGAAGCGCATTGCATCGTTCAAGTCTTTGTCATCTTGTTCGAGTATACTTTTATCGTGAAGGTGTGTAATGTCACTGTTGTGCAAATCCGTTATGTTGCCATGCATCAATAGTTGATTAACCGTAGAAGCAAACAATGGTGTGTTCATTTCATTTGACCTGTCGATAATTGAACGAGCATGTTCTTTCATTTCAGGAGTCTTTGGTAACGCCAATGCTTCAAGCACTTCTTCCACACTCATGTTACCGTCTACTTGGAATCCATGTTCTTGCAAATGCGATGCTACGTTTTGATGGAAGTTACCATTTGCAGGGGGTTTATCGTACGTTATATCGTCAAATGAAAGACCATAACCAAGTGTTTGCAATCCATGTACATCGTGCGGTACATGGGTAATGTATCGTTGTGCATCACGGAACATTCGTGCATTGTTGTCAATGAATTTTTGCGGGTCGTTTGGGTCAAAAGCAGTAGGGTCAGCCTCAAGCATTTTTTCTTTAATCATCGGTGCAACTTGTGCCACCAACATACGATGTGCTTTCTTGAGGTCTTCTTCACGTCGTTGGTCGATTTTCCAATGCGTTGTCATTTTACCTTGAGTGCTTTCAATGGCTTGCTGTTGAAGCGAAGTCAATTCAGCAACCTTTTGAGAAAGTTGTTGTTGAATAAGTGGCTTGTCAATATCATCTGCCTCAACCATACGTTGATTCAAATCATCAACTTCTGCTTGGAGTTTTTCTTCTTGTTCAAATGCAGGGAGTGCTCCGCCAAAACTCAAACCACTGGTAACAGCGTCAAGAAGTGTTGGCTTCTTATGCTTAAACGAGCGACTACGATTTGACAAACTTATCAGTACATCATCCAAGAAATTATCAACAATTTGTTTTACAGGTGTAGAATCGTTTTTTGGGAAACCCATACGTTGTTTCAAATCTTCAAAGTCTTCTTTTTCCAAATAATCCAAAATTGCCTTTGGGTTTGTCGATTGGATGGTTTTTGATATTTCAGTTAAGAAACGCAATCCTTCACGTTGTTCACTACTTTGCAAGTAGTCTTTGACTTTACCAAACGACGGTGATGGGACACCCCATTCTAAATACGCAAGCATATCTTCGGTGGTTTCACCACCACTTACTGGTTGAGCACCCCGTATGAAATCATTAAACGATAAAACAGATTTTTCAGTAGGATTGTTCAAGTGATTGAATCGACCCAGTTGCATAATTTGTTTGTGAGTGTCTTGTGCATTATTGACAATGTGCTTATCGCTTCCATATGGTGCATAATTACGATACGAACCGTGATGAATGAATGGATTTCTTGTAAGTACATTGTTAAACGCTTTGAGGTGAGGTTGATTTTCAAACAAATCTTTTCGCTCACCATCAGTCATATGTCGTATTGCATATTCATAGGGGGCTGAAAGCGACGATTTGTGTTCAGTGAAATTGTTCTTGGTCGTTTTGCCTTCTTTGAATCCTGATTTTGATGACGCACTTGGTACTGGTCGTGAAACATTTGACGGTGAAAGTATATTCTGAATGGTTTTCAATTCAGGGTGGTAAACATATTTTTCTACATTTGCATCGTATTGACCATGCTCTTGAGAGTGTTCAGGCATAAAGTGAGCACCCAAAGAAAGATTGTTTTGATTTGGCACGATAACAGTTTTTTCACCACTTTTACCAAAATCATGCATTTCACCGAGCAACGATACGCTGTCATCGTCTGAAGTAGTAGCGTGAATAATTTCGTTGTACGTAGGTAATGTCATACCCGCACCACCTATTCCTTGAAACGGCTTTGACCAAAAAGAGCCAAGACCGTAAGTATGTCTTCCGTCTTCACTTGTGCGCCAATACGAAGGCTTGTCTTCACTTGGTGCTGGTCCGAAAGCGGCTTTCAAAAAGGATAAGTGCTTACGAATATCTTTTTCTTGTTGTTGCAAATTCATGGATGAAGATGCATCTTCCTCGATGTTTTCAATCCAATCAAGTGGCACAAGTGGTCCATCCATTTTACCGTAAACAGGGTGCATCGAAAGTGGTTCTCTTGTTTTAGGATGAAAACCCGCCATGTACAGAATGTCTTCAATGGGTAATCTTGCATGGTCTACTTTCATGGTTCTTTTACCAAATTGTGCTCGTTCAGCATCTTTCAACTGCTCCCATTCCAATTCAGGAAGTTCGCCTGTTTTGTGAAGATTAAGTCGTGGTAAAAACTTCATTCTTTGCTTGTAACCTTTTCCAGCGTCTTCTCGCATTCCATCGTACAATTCATTGATTTCATTGAGAATAATATCAGCGATGGACTCATCGTTTGAACCGTATGGAAGATGCGCTCCTCTTGCCATTCCTGATTGTAAGAAACGACCCGCTTCACTTGCTTCATAATCAGTATCATTGTCTTCCAATCGAAGTGAAGCATTACGTCCTAACATTCTCGGACTTCGTACAGCCCAATTCATTTCAGGTGTCATTCGCATAATCGCATTGTGCGTAAAACGAGCCGATGGTACTTTTTGCCCGTTTGGTAATTCAATCAAGTGATTATCATCCACACCTTCACGCATACCTTTCATAACCGCAGTACGTTCTTCAGGTGACAACCACTCAAGGCCAAGCATGTAACCTTGATGTCCTAATGCAGTTGGATGAATTTTGTAATTATCATCAATCAAAGTGTCTTCACTTACCCATTGCCTTGCTCGGTCATCAAAATGGTCTTCACGCAATTTTTGAAAAACATCCTTTGGAGTCATACCCATTGCACGATATTCATCTTCTCGTTCTGTGTTTTGTTTTTTCCATCGTTGAAAATCACGCTGATAAAGGTCTTTTTGATGTGAAAGCATTGAGCCGTTTTGCAAAATACTTCCAAGCAGTTTGAATGTTTTATCTGTTCCTTCGGGTTGAAACCCAAATAGCAACGGATGTTTTTGTTTTGAAAGTTCGCTTAAGTAATCCTTTTCCATTTCTTTTTCTTCGTCCATGTACCCGCCAAATGTGTGTGCTCGAAGCATTTCGACATAGTGCGGCATACCTGTTACAGAATGCAAACGAAGAAGCGGGTGATTGGCGGGGTGAAATGGGAAGTGATATTCTTTGTAGGGGTGACCTGCTGTTGGCCGGTACACAGGCCATACGGAGTGGTGGTCAGCGTTTTTCTTACCACGTTGTAGTCCATCAACCCAAATGTGGTTTGTCAAATCGTCCTGTGTGTCTTGCGTATTGAGAAGTAATCCCGCACCTGTGTCTGTCCCAGTATCGTATTCATACTCAAACGTATCTTCGCTTTCTTCTTTTTCTTTGATAATCGCATCAGCGATTGAATACAACGATGTGTAAATGATTTCGCTTGGTGCTTTTTGCATGGATTGCCATGCTATAATGTATTCAGCCGCATTACGTTCAAGGTCAAGTTTGTCGTCCAACGACTTTAGCAAATCGGCACTTGCAATGTCAAGTTGGTCATACGACATACTTTCACCGCCATCATAGCGGCTTGAATGCTGGACATGCGTGGAGGTCAGCACCCATCATTTCAGGCATTTTGCAACCAGTTTGTTGTGTTGCACCGCATTCTCGGCAAATTGTTGGTACTGGGCGTTGCTCACTCATCTCACGCATAAGAGCCTTGCTGGATGCTTTTTCGAGTTTCTTTGACTCACCCATTGCATCTTCCCTATCCACACCGCCACCTGCATGTGGATTCATACGAGTTGAAAGTTGTTCCATGTTGGTTGCATCTTTACCCTTCTTTTTCTTTGGTGCATCTTCTGTTTCGATGGTCTTACCGTTGGTGGTAAAGTAACCACTCTTGGTTTGTCCACCCGATTCAGCCATGAAAGCAGGGTTTACGTCTGTGATTTTTTCAGCCTTGAAACCGGGTTCGGCTTTTGCCATTTTGCCACCGCAACCCATTTTCATACAGTTGCCCATCTTGTTCATCTTAGAACCACAACTTGGGCAGTCTTTACAGTCACACTTACCTTCAGGGCAGTCGCACTTTCCTTTGATAATTTCCAATTGACTTAGACGGTGCTCAATTTCTCTTGCTTTGGTAAGCAAAGGTGCTTCACTTGGACGGGGCTTCATTACTTCATCTCCTGTTCTTTTGCTGTTGCGGCCATCTCATGGATTTCTTCCCATGACATGTTGTGGAACTCCTCATTGGTTTGAGGAACGGATGAAACTGGGTCACCCTTGAGAATTGAATCATTTTCCATATCAGCACGAAGTGGGTCAAAACCTAAATCCATTGACAATGGAGTAGACGAAGAAACCAAGCCCATCTTGCGTAGCAACGCCTTTGGATTGTTGATGGTCGCACGAAGACGCTCGTTCTCTTGCTTAAGCAATGCTAAATCAGAATCCATGTTCTCCATCTTTGTAATGAGAACACTCATCAACTGCTGTGCATCGCTGTCAGCCATAAAACTCAACCTCGTCGTCCAAATGTTCCAGTAGCAGGTCGGAAGTTGCTTCGAGATTGTCGGCTTTGCACTGTGCCTGAAAGACGGTTACCAGTAAGTGGTACGTAGTTGTCTTCCTTTTGGAATTGGAATGGGGCTACTCCATTTACGTAGATGTCTTTTGCACCAGTCTTTGAAGCGGCATTTTCAGCCTTGAAGATTTCAGTTTGTAGGTCTTCAAGCAAAAAGTCCGATAGTTTCTGTACTTCGTTTAGGTGTTGCTTTGCAAGACTGCCATCTCCTTGTTCAAGAGCCGTTAAGAAAGCCTTGTTTGCTTGTTCCATTTTACGTGCCATTGGGTGCATTTTCAATAAATCCATGAGAACCCCTCTTGTTTGTGTCATTGTATACTTGTTTAAAGAGTTTTACCGCCCTCTCGGTCTACGGGCATTCAATAATGCGTTTGAAACGTTTTGCATCATAGAAGGTTCAGGTCCACGTTGCTGAACGCTTGAAATCGGTGAACCGCTTCCCATTGTACCACGTCGTTGTGGTGCTACTGGACCACGATTTCGTATACCCATTCCTTCACTACCGGGTTGTAGTGGCGGTGCGATACCGGGAGGAAGTTGTCGTGATTGTGGGGGCATTGCTCCCATTTGCGGTGGCATTCCGCCCATCATCTGTGGGGGCATACCTCCACCGGGTGGCATTGGTGGCATACCTCGACCACCCATCATCTGTGGAGGCATACCACCGGGTGGAGGTGCACCACCGGGTGGTGGTGCTGGCGCAGGTGGTGGCTTACGGTAGACAAATCGTACATCACGGTTCGATGGGTCTTCCAAGAGTTCAGGTTGGAATCCAAGTTGTGCCATACGTTGTGCAACGTTGAGTTCTTGTTCATCTCGTCGTAGACGTGTAATTTCATCCTCTTCTTCGTTTGGATAAAGTGTGAGTTTCCAATCATGAATGTTCATTTGACGAAGTAGACGTGGGAACAATACTTCTGTGTACACTTTTTGACCAAACTCAACAGCACGATTGGTAACAAGAATTTGCAGTCCTTCATTGTTCAGACCGCCTGATTTACCATTATCAACCATGAAGATTGACGATACACCGTAGAAAGCCGCTATGCGATTACGTATCTCGTCACGCACAGCGATATACTGCATTTCTTCAAGCGTGTCCATGAATTTAATCCAATTTACACCACCACGACCCGATTGTGATTCAATACCAACACGAGGAATGTAATGTGGGTCACGTTCCAACTTCTCATCAGTAGCCTTCCAAAAAGCCTTCATGGATTCAAGGTTGTCCGTTGTAACAGATATGACACCCTTTGGAATACGGCGTTTTTGATACGCCGTGTAAATATAGTTGTCCATTGCCGTCAATGTCATGGCTTGTCGCCACATGGTATTGACAGGAGAGCGACCGTACAATTTTGATGGATTGTATTTTGAAACATGCAGTACTTCCCCTTCAACAAAGTACTGCGTCTTACCGCTACCTGCCATATTGACGTAATGGACATCTTGAAGGTCAGAACCACATATCTCGCATGTATCGTCTTCGGCATGGGTTTTGACTTGTTCACGGTGTATCAAACAGGTTTTGTATCGTCCACCACGTACACCACGCTTGTCAGCAACAATACGCATGAAAATAGGGTCACCACGCACCATTTCTTTGACTCGATAAAATTGTACTTCTTTGGTTTCAGGGTCAATAAAGTACTCCTTTACCAAAATCAAAAATGCGTCGTCAATGATGTTAAGGTCATTTTCAACTTCATGGAGTAGATGGTGAAACGATTGCTCCATGCTGTTTTCTTGCTTAAGTAACCACTTAGCATAGGTTAGTTCATCAGGGTCAGGCTTACGTACAGCACCACCACATTCTTTGCACGCTTCCATTTCTTGCTGATATTCTTCATCACACGCTGTGCATTTTACAGTGAAACGCTTCTCCCAGTAGAATCCACGTCGAAACATTTCTTGACGTAGTTTTGAAAGTACAGTACGTAAAATAAGTGATTCGTTGCTTACTGCAAACAATGCGGGGAGTGTAATACCCTGCGCCATGACAGGTTCTTGAATACCGCTTGACCAAAGCGGCATAGTTGGTGTAGGACTCTCACGACGACGGAATGGACTTCCGATAGCCGATAGGAATCGTGAGATTCGTCCTTGTTCTTCCGCCATCACAATCCCTCCGCATAGCCACCTATGGTATCAGCGTCTACTCCCCATTTGTTTAATAACGATTCGGATTTAGTTTGATGGTCTTTCCAATTGGTAAATGTCACCAATTGATACAACTCATTCTTACGCAGTTTATCCTTTTCATCAACGTAAGCAAGCATTGCTTTGGCTTGTAAGTCTTTCAAACGCATGTGCGGCATGGCGTGTTTTAGTACGTGCCGAATGTCATCTTTGGCTGAAAAAATAAGCCGATGAATGGTTTTTTGCGTATTCTTTGCAACTTTTTGGTCGGTCACCAAACGACCACACCCAACGGCCTTTTGCAAATCTTCGCATAATTGCTTCCCCATGTTGCCACTGGCTACAAACGTAACACGAGGGTCACCACGTTCTGAAATGAAAATACTCCCATCAGAATCAAGTGAACCCGCCATGTAGCCCCATATATCTTTGATAATCAAACCATGAGAACCAAATTTTAGATACGTACCTCGTGATGTGGCTTTGTACACATCGTATTCTTCACCATATAGTTTGAGCAACGATGCCATTTTATTGACAGTCATGTTTTTCTCAAGATGTCCTACACCCCGTCGTACAAGTTCACGACTCGATAACGGACCTTCTTTTTCCAATACATCAGACGCAAACTCAAGTGCTTGGACATCAACGTGTGGTAAATTATCCGTTTGCTTGAGTACATTGCGCCACATTTTCTTTGCGTCCTTTTGTAATTGGTGAGCATTGACCCATTCTTCTTGGTCTTCGGGTGTCCAGTCTACTTTGTCATTAAGTAAATTCAAAACTGTATTGGCTTTCAAAAATTGTTGGCACGCTTTTTGTAGACTTACAGAACGACTTTCACCAAACTTTCGCAGTGCCTTTAGCAACTTATCATCGAGTCCTAAACTCTTGATAACTTCATCAAGTCCATCAGCCCAAGTCAATTGTTTGATGGTTGCTTCAACTTCCATTGCTTTGAGCATACGTACGTCGGTGATAATTGAGTCATACAGATGCTTGTTGGCTTTATCATTACGACGGGCTTTACGGCACTCACGAATAATATCGTTTGCACTTTTACCCCATGTCGATTCAAGCCACCCGTCACCGTTTTTTGCAAACGAGTATTTCTTTAAATCTTCTTTAATCATTAAAGTAGAAGAAACTTCGACTGGCAAATTTTCATATGAAAAATGAGGATGTTGAGATAAGGCTTTGACGACCATGTTGGAAAATTCATCAGAAAAATGAATAGGCACATCATAGGTGTCGCCCACGAATGCACTACCCCACATATTGACCTCTCCATTGACCAATCATTTAGTCCTTTTTCTTCTTTACACCGACTTTCTTTGGTTTAGCACCAATGGCAATTACCATTACCATGCCTTTCTTACCCTTCATGTCTTTCTTTTCATCTTTCATTGCTTTCACCACCGTAGGTTTTCCACCCACACCTTGCTTCTTGGCTCGCTTGCGTTTTGTAGCCGCACGCTTTTGACCTTCGCTCATTGAGCCACTGGTCTTTGGAGTTTTACTCGATACTTTGACGCTTGGGCGACACTTTGGATAGCCTTTGCTTGATTTACTGGCCTTACTACGACCACACGGTGGGTGCTTACCGTCTTTGTCTTTACGTGATATGTCTACCCACTTTTCCTTGAACCAACGGTTCAGGTCTTTGATAACAAGCGTATCGTAGCAAGTACAACGGTCACCCAAGGTATCACCACACTGCAACCATTTTCTTGATGTTACGTTGCTTGTCAAGCAATGCGTAACATGGGCATTTTGGTGATGTAGCGGAACATTGGTTACCCTGTATCATGCAAACACAAGGTGTGTTTTTTGTGCCACCGCAACAACACTTATCCTTTTTGAGTTTCATTTTTTCTTCCCCTTCTTACGGAATTTACCCTTGCAGTATTGCACAGCCCATCCATTAGCATACGCTGATGGATAAACTTTGAATTTACGTTTTGCTGCCGCTTTACCTGCTGGACACAATTTTTTCTCAAGCATGTCCCATGCTGATGTCATTCCTATACAATGTTCGCAACCACAAGTCATTTCATTCCCTCCGGTTTACCATGTGCTATCCAACACAATTCACAAAATCCAAACGGTTTATCTCCATCTTTGTAACATATACCGCAGTACATGAAATGATGATTACCTATGTACGTTGTATTCATTCAAAACCCCCATTCATTAAACGGATAAATCATGGTATCATCCATCCACCTGTTTTCTTACCACCTACGGTGTTGTCAAGCCAGTCGCCAAATCCGGGCATCCAATCGTCAAGCAAAACAACTGTGCCACGGAACTCTTTCGTACCCCAATTGGCTAACGCTAATGCCATAGCCAAGTCATCGTGCGTACCAACAGATTCCAACTTACCGTTCTTTTGCATACCAAAGCGGTTGAGTTCTTGTTCAAGTTTATGTGTAAAAGCACGACTGCGCTCATCACCATACGGTGTGCGAATTTGTCCTTGCTCAAACGCCATTAGCAATGACATGAACATACTTTCCTTGCGCTGTCGAGTTGTCATAAATGTCTTGATAGGGATGTCGTCACGCATGTCTTTGAGTTCAGCCGCAAACATGCGTTGGAAGTTGTTACCTTCAAGTTCAATCAAATCAGGCTTGAAACGATTGTTGAGCAACAAAATGTGTTTCTTTTGCGCCGCACCACCCAGTCCCTTCTCATGCACAATGCCTACGATTTGCTTAACATTTTCATTAGGAGGTGTACGAAGCACCATCATTGCAGTAAAGTCAGCGTTCTTGTCCGATGCAATCGCTGTGTCCCATCCGATGAAGTGTTGTCCAAAGATTCCCACAGGTTCACCTTCTTCGTCATAATCGGTTTCAGCCCTATCAAGCAACACCAAGTCTTTGTCACGAGCCTTTTCCAATATGTCATTTGGAAACATACTCGCAACGTCGTGAATCGGTTCACAAAGATACTCACGAGAAAACTGGATAGCCGGCATAGAAAGCCTTCTGTGTTCAAGTGCCTCAAGATTCCACCGTTCAGGCCACAGTGCTTCACCTTCATTGTTGATAGCAGGGTATGTTTCAACGGTGAAAGCATCTCTTTCTTCGAGTTCAGCGTACAAGTCGTTGTACGAAAACGGTGTACCGACAATCATCATGCGTCCACTGTGGTGCAGTACAGGAAGCAATACACCGTAGAACCAATCAGCCGCACGTTGCAATTCAGTACCCGTAGTACCCCATAGAATATCGTCACATACAACCACATCAGGGTGGAAACCACGAGTACCTCCACCAACCGACTTTGCCATCATACGACTTCCGTTTGCAAACTCAAAGTATGTCTTTCTCCATGGTCGGCCTTGTGGAATTAATCCACGTAGAATGGGTGTTGATTCGATGTTGTTGCGAATAAATCGCATGTGTTCAAGCGTCTGTTCAAGTGAGTGTGAAAAAATCATGACGTGCTTACCGGGATTGAAGGCTGCAAGCCATAGAGCGTACGACATAAAGAAAACAGACTTACCGTGGTCACGACTTGCTTTGACACAGTAGTATCGGTTTTCTTCCAATCCTTTGTCCCAACATTCATGGTGGTACGAATAATCAAATCCAAGTATGTTTTCAAAAAAATATCGAAATGACTTTGCCGACATCTTCGCATCCATTTCTTCAATGAAGGCTTGGATGTCTTCGCTCATTTACTCACTCTCGCATCTTAAAATATGCATCAACTGCAAAAGCACCTGCTTCTTCAGGGGTCATTTTGTACAGATACGTTCCCATTGTGTTAAACAAATCGTGTACAAAATCGTTGGATGTTTGTAATTGATTTGGATTTTGAAGTCTCTGATAAGCGGAGTATGCTTGAGCGTCAGTAAGATTAGTTGGGAACATACTTGGGTCAAGCGGCTGTTGTGGATTGAACTCTTGTTGCCCTTGTTGCTGTGCAGGTGGTGGACCTCTTTGTTGCGCCGCCGAATTTGGGTCAGGTGGTAGTGCGCCTTGCGGTCCACTGGGACGGATTTGTAGTTGTTGTTGTACACCGGGTGTTTGTTGCGGTACAGCAGGTCCACCGGGTGTTTGCGTAGGTTGGCCTGTTGTTAGGGCCAGTTGTTCAGCCACAGGTTGAACTAAAGATTGGTTACCTGCTGGTGGTGCTTGTGTAGACATCATTGGTCCAGTTTGTTGTGGTGGATTACCACTCATGGCTGTACCCGCTTGTGCTTGCGGTGACATTGTAGTGCTTATTGCTGGAGCCGTTGTTGGAGCCGTACCAGTATAGGCTGTGTTAGCCGTTCCATCTATAGTTGGAAGTGGTACATTTGTTGGAGCAGTTGATGTAGTAATTTGTTGTGGTCCTAAAGCACGACGTTGGGCTGTTTCTCGTTGATTTCGTTGTGCAATAAGACGTTCAGATTCTTGTTGAGCCGCTTCTCTACCTTGTTTTCTTTCATCAATAACTGGATTTACAATACGACTCACTGCTCTTGAAGGGTCATATCCTTCGTAGGTATACTGTGCTCCCAACGGTGCGGCAAGATTACCACCTTGTAATTGATGAGCCGTTTGTAGAGCAGTAGCCGCAGCAGCAGCACCTTTTCCGGCCATACCTGCCAATGATGCTACTCTTGGTAGTACTTTCACTTGTCCTCGTGGAGCAAATGCTGTTCGGGCTAAATCCATAAATGAAGGTGTTTTATCAGCACCTATTGATTGAAACTGTTGCGCTGGAGCAGCAATTTGTTTTCTTACCAAAATTGGTTTATTCGACATACTTTCACCTCAAATTCATCTTTATGATTTTTACAACTTGAGGCTTGACATTGTACGACTTTGCAATGTTATGCCAGTCGCCCATTGTATGTTGTATGGCCGTAACTTCGCTACTGGTCAATCCTGTGTATTTTGCAAGATTTACTGGTGATTGTAGCGATGGAGTAATGTGTGAAGAAACGTCACCGTCAAGGCTTGCTTCTTTGTATTGCATACGTTCAAGAGCCTTCATCAGTCTGTCCATAAGTGGAAGATGCATGTCCTCGGCCTTCATGTAATCAGTCAGCAGACGTTGGCGTGGGTCTGATAAGGCTTGCTGTGACCTTGCTTCCAATTCGGTCAAAGGAGCATCGCTAATTGGTTGCGGTCGGGTCGCCCCTGCAATTTGCAACATTTCACGGAATTGCGCTGGTGTAAAGTCAGCAATACCGGGTCGTAGTTGTTGAAATTCAGGAGTAGGTGTCCCAGCCGGCTGAACAACAGGACGATTTTGCTGTGGTGCGGGAACAGGCGGAGGTGTTCTTGCCTGTTCAACGGGAGGTACACCTTCCGGCTGGGACATTCCTTTTTTGTTTGGCGCAAAATCATCTATAGTATGAAAATACGCTTCCATATGTTCATCCAATATTGGCGCAGGGAACTCACCCGTTTCAGGGTCACGAATAGGATAACCGTGAATGGTTTGCATTCGCATTGGTTCTGTTGGGATTTCACCAATATCCATTTGCACAGTGTGACCTCGTGCTTCGGCTTGGTGGTTGGCTAATGCTTCAATGACGTTACGGAATCGGTCTACTTGTTCAAGTCGCTGTTCACTGTATGGTAGCCCTGCGGCCTCAAGTTCATCAGCCGTAATTTGATGTTCACCAAACCTACTGCGGCTTTCGTTTTCACCTCGACCCGAAGAACGTGCAACCGACATAACACGCTTTGCGTTCTTGTGCAAGCCTTGACCACCTTTTTCCCCTGCCCTGAAGTACTTGCCATGTTCTTCGGCTGAAAGTTCATCTTCGGGCGCACCGAATTTTGTCATCATATAATCGTACAACTTTTTGAAATTACCTTGATAACTGCGACCAAACAAATACATCAGTGCGGGTACATGTGCCATGTCTTTAACAAGTGCTTCTTTGAGGTCTTTGTTTCCAAGAATTTCACGAAGACCTCGCTGTATCATGTTTGGTGCGCCAAGTGTACCTGTATTGAGCGTAACTGGTACATCAGGAATAGATTCAATACCACCCTGCTCCAATGCTTGGTCAATCATGGCGTGAGCCGCCTCTACAAGTTTTGTCGGTGCTTGACCCCCACTCATAATGTCTTTGTCCATTGAACGTGACGGATAAAAGAAAATGTCAGGTAAGTGATGCACTGTTTCCCATGTATGCACACTTTGTTGTTCAGGGAAATAATCATCAGGGGCATTACCCATCATTTCACTGGTGTACGTATCAGGATGCTCTCCCTTACTTGAATACGCCCAACCCTGCGGTGCAGTGTGTTTTGCATAGACATACGGATAGGTTACACCTGATTTAAGAGAACCTTTGATTTGACGGTCTTCATACCCCATGTCTTGAAGCAAATGAAACAGATTTTGATGAAATGGAATGTAATACGATTCAATAAATCGACCATGCGGTGTTTCATCTGGATTTTTGTTGGTAAGTGTTGTAATTAACGTATTGTTGTGTGTACGACTTTGACGGTCAGTAATTTCTTTTCCATCTTCATCCTTTGATGTTATTCCTTGAGGTAATTGATTTGCTCGTATTTTTCGCCATGCTAAATTGTCAAACGGAGGTAGTTCGTGGTGATGTCTATGTGTGTGAGAACGATTAAAATTATCAATTGCTTTATTGATAACCGCAATAGGGTCTATGTCACCTTTACCTGTTTTATTCAAAAAATCCGCAAGTTGCATCGCTAAAGCGTCAATTCCGTGATAAAAATTACCGTGTTGTGTCTTATACGCTAACGGACCTGAACTCGAATCAAACTCACCTTCGATAACATCTCCACGTCCGTTGTGTGCAAAAGCGGGAATATCAGGTTCATGCGGTGGACGAAACGTTGGAGCAGGTGGATTACGTACATTAACTGGTCCTTCGGGTGGGTGAAGTATCATACTCCATGCTTTGAGCAAACGTGGAGGCTGAATACGAATCATCCCATGTGCCCCCGCTTTGAAGTCAAATATCCAGCAGGGTCAAGTCCAAACCGCTTTGCATCTGTTTCCAAATTTTCGGTTGGACCTTCGGGGTCTTCTTCGTCCTTTGCACGAACAGCCGCAGGGTGACTTGGGACATGGCCGTTTTCCATTGCTGAACGTGTACCTTGCATTGACTTATGCATACGTTCAGCACGTTCTTGTGCTGCAATCAAACGACGAAGAAGGTTGAGTTTGTGATACATTAGGCTACCACGTCTTGCTTTGAGTAAGTCGCTTTCTGTACGTTCCTCACTCATCATCATTGGAGTTGATGCTTGAGGTAGTGGTGAAATACTTGATGGTGCTTGCATTGGTGGACTTGGTACACCCATTGGTGGTGCGGGGGCTATAACAGGATTACGGGGTCGTCGTAGTCGTGGACGACGCACACCAATTTGTCGCAACGAAGGTTGTCGCATTTGCCCTGATTGTCCGGGCATCAAACCACCAAGACGACCTGCACCTGTTGGACCTGCTGTTACGGAGCGTTCACCGTATCGAGCGTGCGGTGAGAATGTTGAGCGTACATTACCAAGTATTTTACGAGCCTCGGATTGACCCATGTATTGTCGATACTTCTGTGGGTCTTTGGACATTGGTTGCTTTGTTGCAATACCACGGTGACTCATCTCAACAGACAAGTGTGGCTTCATCAGACCTGTTTTCTTACCACCCTTGATACCTCGCATACGTGCTCGGAATCGACGCATAGTTGCACCGACAGGATTCATACCACCGGGTGGTCGCTTGAATTGACCTGTAGATGGACGGAACTGTTGTCGCTTTTCACGACGACGACGTGATTCAATACTCTTAGGTGTATCACGCTTGAGAATGTCAGATACCAAAACAAAGTCACTGGACTTTTGTTCAAGACGAGGGTCAGGAATAAGATTCATATTTGAATCATAAACCATGTTTGGAATTGGCGATGGAGTTAAGCCTGAATAATCAACTGCGTTATCTCGCATCATGAACTTTTGAGGTATCATTGTTGTAGAAAGACGCTGTAAATTGTGCAGTTGTGCGGGACTTAAATCAAAACCTGCACGTTGAGCAATTGAGCCACGTCGTCCACCACCAAAGTTTCCTCCACCCAGTCGTTCAATATTTCTTCTTTCTATGGCAGGGTAAGGTAATTCTTGCTGTTGTGAAGGAGAAAGTTGAGTACGAGCCACCAAGTAATCGTAATAGTCAGGGTCACTGTACATTAGTCTTTTATCAATACCTGCGTCCAATCTTTTTTGACCCATTGCGAATTGTTTTCTACGACGTTCTGCCGGTTCTCCGGCCGCACGTCGTGTGCCAACCATTCCATGTGCTTGACCTTCCGCTATGTTTTTTTGACTTGGTGATTCACTTGTTCTAAATCGAGGGTTAAACACAACACCTCTTTGGTCACCAAGTACAGCCTTGAGTAGCGAACTCCAAGCACCATCCATCGGCTCACTCATTGCAATCGGCAACGGTCCAGTCATTGCTGAACCTGTACCTGTCTTTGCGCCTGTTGCAAGGTCGAGAAGATTACCACGACTACCCGCCGGACCACCTTGTAGGCTAATCTCACGCTCGTCATCTTGCTTATTGCTGTCGTCTTCAGGAACAGGTGACTCTTCACCCTTCAATCCCTGTGATGAGCGAATCTTGATGTGCTTGATTTTATCACGACGTTGCTTGCGTTCTTCGGCTCGCAACTTGCGGTTTTCTTCTTTCTTCTCCTTTTCTTCAGGAGTATTACCACTGTATTTTGTGCCGTCCTCATTGGCCGACGAGTACATCGTTTCCGATTCACTACGTGGTGCATACATTCGGGTGTCAGAACCTCTTCCCATCATTGGCATTATTCAACCCCCATGTTTTCTTGCAATTGTGCTTTGATTCTTGCCCACGTTTCAGGACTTTCTTTGTTCAGTTCAACCTGCAAAATGTTGAATGTTTGATTGACTTGCTGTGTTTCACCTTGTGGACCCCATTGGTCTTGGAAGCGCATCAAGTCTTTGACGGTTTCTCTTACTTCCTTGTGCAAAGAAACTGCATCACGAACAAATCCATCTTCGTGCACAGTGCCTTCGTTCAACAGTTCTGTTAGTTTTAGATTCAAATGTTCGGCATTACTACGTAGTAGATTCAATTCATTGCCGACAGCAAATGACGCTATCTCAAGAGCCGCAGTTTTTTGCACCAATGGTTGGAAGTGATGCTTCATGTGTTGGTAGACCAAGTTTTCACTGATTCCCAATTCTTGAGCAATAACTTCACTTTGTGAACCGTCAGCAAAATAGATGCTTTCGTAATCGGCTCGATGAGGCGATGTGCATACAGGACAAGATGCATTTGCGGCTATGTGATATTCACCCATGTGGTTGCGATAATGACGGTCGGATGTGTTCGACCTCCACCCTTTATCCTTGTCCAATTGCTTTGGTGAAATGTAGCCTTGAAGCAGTTGTTCTTCCAACTCTTCACGGTCTTCGTCCATGCAAAAAGCGCATGAACGTTTAACGACACGCTCATCCGCCATGACTGTCTTAAGGCATACCCTTTGAAAACAATTATGGTGATTGTATCTTTGGAGAGGACTATGTGGAAGAACAAACGAATCGCTGGAGTTCCAATCTCAACCGACTCGTTTAGAAGCATCAAGCAAGCCATGAAAGACATATCAAGGAAGGACTATGCTGATGATGATACAATACTGCATCGACTTCGCATATGCCGTCCTTGTCCACACTTTGGTACACGATGCACAGCCTGTGGTTGCCATCTGAAGACAAAATTGAAATTAAAAAATTCAACATGTCCTTTGCGTAAGTGGTCACTATCGAGTGATTCTCGAATAGATTCCAGTGACCATCAAGACACTACCGAAGAGAGCAACAAGGAAGTATGATAACGTTGTTGATGACAATTCATTGCCCTTAAACAGCATAATGGCAATCATTGTGATAATGATTGAAATAAATTGTACCATAATCATGTCAATAATGACACTACGTGGTGGGTTCATGACATTCAATGAAGAAGTTGAAAATCCGTATGGTAAGTAATTCTTATCTTGCATGGTATCATCGTCCTGTAAAGAGTGTGCGAGCAAATGAACCTACGCCACCACCTACTTTTTGCATCATGCCTTCATTTTGTAGTGCCGCACTTAACGCACCACCCATCATAGATTGCTGTGCCATTTGATTCAATTGCATTTGCTGTTGTTCAGCCATTTGCACATTTTGATTTGCCGCACTTTGGAGTGCCGTAAACTTCGATGCAATGTTATCTGAACTCATGGTTTGCAAATGAGAAGGCAGTGAGGTTATATCCATTTTGAGATTACCATCATCATCCGCAACAAAGGTTGCGTTCTTGAATACTTCAAGAACACTGAACGTTACAAGGTCGTTAAACATCTGTACCATTGTTGCCATAGATTCACTTGCTACGAATCGGTCTACGGGTACGATACCACGCAACAGCATAATTTGAATTTCAATTTCTGATGGAGGCATAACTGGTTGATTCATGTATTGTGCATTATCACCAAGCATACCTGTCATAAATGCACCTTGTGCGCCCATTTGCATTTGCTGATTTGCAAATGGATTCTGTGTTTGCATTGCGGGTTGAGCACTGTTCACACCAAGATTAAGTGCACCGTTGGCATTGGTGTTTTGATTAAGATTCAACATCAGACTCACTCTCCCCCAAGTTGTACCTCTTCAAGAGTGTTTTGTTGCATCTGTTGGTTGAGAATTGTTTGAAAAGCAGGGGTCGGTTGATTCATCATTTCCAATTCTGCCTTGAAAATTCTCAAATCAAACGTCACTGTAGTGATGTCGTTTTCTTTTGTAATTGGATTTTCATAATACTGGATGTTGATACCACTGAATCTTTTGCTGTCTTTGTCCAATTCAGCAAAAAATGGTTCATACTTTTCCAACATAGCGGGTTGCGGGTCTTTTTTCTTCATGGTCGCAACAGGGACAGTCACCATTGACACACCCTTTTTTACACGGTCACGTAGACGACGTGGGTTTGCTTCACGCAACTTGTCTTCCTCGGATTCCCATTTGTTGAGAAGATGATACAAATGCAAATGTTCAGGACAGTACGTACCTTTCATTTTACGCCCATTCATGACTTTTTCTTTTGCCACAAATGCTTCGGCCTCCCCTGTAACTGGGTTTTGCCAGTACAGTTGCCACAACGAATATCCCGTATCTTCATCGGTAATCTTTGCATACAAATTGTCATGCTGAATCAACTTTGCACAGTCGCACCCATCGACAACACACATACTGGCTTGACGGTCGTATCGGTACTTTTGCCCAAATAAGAACCGCATTGGATTAAACCATGCACGCTTTGCTGGTGAAAGTAGTTTACGTGCTTGACGAATATCTTTGCGTCGTGCTTTGTGTGGGTCAGGATGACGTGAAGGATAAAAATTGACTTTTGGAACTTCAAGATTTTGTTCCGATGCAATTTGTTGCATAGCCGATTGTGCAGTGGCTTGCTCCATGAGTGTAGCATAACTCAACGATTCATTACCCTGTTGGCTAAGTGCGTACAAGTGTGCTTCGTTTGACATACCCAGCCCCGCTTGTTGAGGAGTTTGATACATTCTCATTCTTCCACCTTCTTGATTTCAATTGTACTATTATGTACATCAACATCCCATTCAATCTTGTCACCCTTTGAAAGTTTCAAGACTTTTACAATCCACAACGGAATAACCGTACGTAGACTTTGTGTTTTGTTTCCTACAGACGTAATGTTTGTTTTTGTCATGCTCTCACCTATGCTGTCAATAAATCGACCATTGTATTTTCTACGTTCCACCCTATTCTTGTAGCCATAAATGACCTTCGTGTAGGTATACCTCCACGTTGTAATCGTATTAAATCATCCCGAAACGGGTCGAATATCTTGTGCTCACCAATACGGTCTTGTTGCCACAACAATGCGGCAGTGTCATCAAAGAAGCGGTCAGCCTTGTTTGCAACCAACATAATCAATTTGGGCATGTATTTCTTGCCTTTGCGTCGTGCTTTCCAATTGCGATAACGATATTGTCTGTTAAGAATTGCATCGACAAGAAATTTGAAACCTGCAATTTGTTGCAACGCATCGTTACCACCTTTGAAGGCTCGGTCATCAAACATGTAAACTACTGCTTCAACTTGTCGATTGACCATATCATCAATCCAAAGATTCCAAAAACGTTCTTGTCCACCTACGTCAGAAGAAAACACAACACGCTTTTGACCTTTCCAACTAACACGCTTACGTGTTGGTTTTGGCATTTTGTACTTACCAAGCATTTTACGATGCATGGTTCGTTCTTCTTCGGGTATGTCTTCCATCTCACCGGGTGTTGTCATAAAACGGTCAAGCGTTGTTTTACCAACCATACCCGCACCATAGATTCCCACACGTCGTGGTCGCCATGAGTTGTATAGGGCTTGACCCCAAACCATGACACCGACCAATGCTGAACCTGCTGGGTCTACCATTAAAACAACCCCAATATCCAGTTGCCGAGGTCTTCGACTTTACCCACAAACCACTCTACGGTATTGTCCCATACCGATGCATCTGTTTGTTTTTCCCACAGGCTTGTTGCTAAAACAGCAATCAACGTAAACAGTATGGTACGAAGCCATCCCCATCCTTTTTCGTAATAATTGTCAAGTGTGTTTTGCGTATGCATGGCACGAAGTGTTGCTTCGGTGCTGTCATCACTTGGCGTTTTGAATATGCGACCCATGCGGGTTCACCTCACTCTTTCTTTTCTTCCTCTTTGATACCCAAGTTAATTGGTTTATCGACAATAGCCTCATGCTTTGGAGGATATTTGTTGAGTTGATTTTCGTCGTACTGGCTTACCAATGAAGGAGAACCGCCTTGTACACCCCATGATGGAGGCATCTTACCGGGGTTTTCTTCCATCCAGCGTATTTCAGCCTCAAGTTGTGCTTCTTGCATACGCAACTCCATGTCAGCACGACGGTTATCGAAGTTGGTTTGCAATGAACGATAACGAGATTGTCGCTGTCGCTCAGCCTGTTGAATACGCACACGCTCTTGCATGTTTTGTTCAAAGAACATCTTGAAGAAATAGTACGCAATTCCTTGTACAAAGAATGCTGCCATTGCGTAGGTAAAACCGTTTACCATTGGGTCGTCGTGGTTCAGCCAAATGTCCTTGTCAAAGATACCAATTGCCAATCCAACCAGTGCGGATTGTGACAAGATGAGTCCCATTAGTCGTATTTCAGCGTCCGAATTTTCATTACCGCCCTGCATCGTTCTCACTGTTGGTCAAAATAATGGGCAACATAAACGTTTCGCTATGGTCACTTTACCGCTTTATTCACTTTATTCACAGGTATAGTCATTAAATTGACCAATACAATAGTCATTTATTCATAGGTACTACAATTATATTATAATTAAGAGTAGTACTCATTTGAATGACCATAACTTTGACCAACGTGACCAAAGTGACTTTTTTGACTTAGACTCTCCAGTTACAAATTCAAGCCCAGTCTTCGCTTCTATAGAATCAATACGCTTTGATTCGTCGTCAAACCATTCGTCAAGCATCTTACATCGTGTCATATTACTCACTGGGTCGTAGTGTCCCTTTGTCCTTAAAATGTCTTGCTCGATTGTCGTGTTCGGATTCCAGTGTCAGTTTTCCGCCTTCTGTATGCGACACGTCCATGTGGTCACCACTGCCGTAGATACCACGTCGCCGTCGCTCACGATTCAACTCCTCTCGATACTTGACTCGTTCAGGACTGGACTCGTACTTTTTGTCGTACTCCAACTTGTGACGCTTGGCTTCAGGTGACAAGTCTTTGAGCAATGCATTCATTACCAAATCCATTGGTTCGCTTTTGTTTGAAAATTGAAAACCTGCTGGAAATTGTATATCTGTTGAGGGTTCAGTTTTATTTTCATCTTTATGAAATTCACTCAATTTATTCATTCTATCAAAATAATCATCACGATTTTGTGCTTCGTTTAAGTATCTATGGTCTTTTATTGAAAAAAATGGTATAATTGGATTATTTTCATAATACTCTTTGAACCATTCGTTATGCTGTTCTCCTTTCAATAAAGCATCTATTGCCAAATCCATTGGTTCACTGGCAACGATTCTTGCGCCGCCCATGCGGTCAAGAAGAAAATCAGATGTTTTAGGAAGATAACCTGTTACTGGGTCACGTTGGCTTTCAAGAGTTGTTGCTGGTAATCGTGACAACATATCGTAAACTGGTTTGTAATCATAATACTTGTATGCGTCACCTGTAAGTGGATTACCTGTTAAGATTCTTCTTGCTGATGATACCAATTCTCTTCGAGGAGCGATAGCGGCTGTTCCCAATCCGCCGTCTAAACGTACAAATGCGTCTTTATCAAAACCAAATGGTTGATACCCTTCGGGCTGTGTTCTTCCGTGTGCCATACCTGCCATCCATTCAGGTTTGTCAAGTATACCAAGTGTTACAGTATCACCGATTCCCCAGTTAAAATCAGGATAACCCATTCTTAATTCAGGTGTAATCGACTGTAAATCATTCGGCCAAACAAAAGTACCTTGTATTTCTTTACGAGGGTCGTCGGGTATTTCATAGTCGAGTGTAAAACCGGGTATGGTTGCACCACCTTCTCTTGCAATTTGTCGTTCAAATTCTAATGGGTCACCGGGTCTTTCACCACGAAGTGGCACTGGCATGTTAAATGCCGGCATACCACCACTTTCTAGACGATGAACGGGGATGTTTCGTATAACTGGAACATCTTTTGCTTGTAATCCAAACTCTTGAAGCGTTGGAATTTCACTGTAAATACGACGTTGTGCGGCACTTTGGAACTTAAGCAAGGTGTCCATTGCCAAGTCCATTGGCTCGCCTGTGATAACGGGGATGAATGGTCCATGTACAGGATAGCCATTAATTTCAGATTGTTCATTTATCATGTTTATATGTTGATTAATCTCATCAGGATGCGTCAAAGCAAACGGATGTTCGTCAGCGTATTCCGAACCGGGTGCTGTGCCTTCTTGTGCTTGCTTGTAATAATCAGCAAAGGAAGGCACTTTTGGATGTTGCATAAACTCTTGAACAGTCATTGGTTGGTTACCAAGACTTTGCATGAAGGCTTTGTGCTTGTCAAAGGCTTGCATAACGTGGTCTTTGTATGTGTCTTTGTATGCGTTAAGTGCTCGTTGTGTTGTTGAGTCACGAGCCATTTGTTTTACACCTAATTTTGCTTCTTCTGTTCCTTCATCAAAATGAAATTCAGGAATTTCAAGTTCTATGTCGTCCATCATTTGTTGCTCTTGAGCACCTTGCAATTTAAAATGTGAATCAGGCATTTGCACTTTTGGATTTCTACGCATGATTGCTTCGCCTTGCTCCATTGCATCTTCAGGCATGTCTTGCTTTACATTTTCTCGAAATTTTTCAGGCGTTGTACCCATACCACGCAATGTGGCAATGGTAAGGGCATCAATGTCATCTATGGATAACGGATTTAAGCGAGTTTCTTCTTTTGCTTTACGATTCCAATTTGTAAACATTGTATCACTCATCCAAATAGTTCTGATAATTCTTCAAATTGCGTCAATTTTTTGTTGGTTGGATAACTGGTATTAAATCTGTGGTTGAACAATTCAATGAGAGCATCCTTTGTATGCGGTGGTGCGTTTGCCAGCGCAGCCATCGGGTCACCCCATGTTTGGGGTAAGGTTAGGTCACGTAGTGTAAGTGCATCTCCTGTATTGGGTCTGTCCCACCAATCACTTGCTCCTAAACGTCGTATCAAGCCAAGTTTTCTTCCTAATTGACGTTCTCTCGATTCACCACTATTAAAGTAATTACGGTCTTCCTCTTCGATTGCTTCTAAAAGGCGAATTTTTTCATCGTTTGTAAGCACAGCCGGCATTCCATGCCTATCGACCATATCTTCAAATTCAGGGGGTGCATATTGCATAAACGGTAAATGGTCACGAATGTAGGCAAATTTTTGATTGCGTGATATTGTATCATCTTTTTCACGACCTATGGCTTGACGAAAATCCTGTGCTGTTTTTGGTCGAAAGAAGTTTCTTATGTCGTTTAGTGAAAGAAAGTTTGTTTTACTACGTCCATCTCCTCTTATCATATTCTTATACGAATCATTGTATCGAAACGGTACAAGCCGTTCAGGGGCTATACGACTGTGTACAATGGCTTCTGTTGCACCTTCTTTTGCCTCACCTGCTGGACGTGCTTGGAATATATCGCCACTTGGTGCACCAAATCCACGAACACCAATAAGCGCATTTGTATCGTGGGTTGTAACTGCCCTGTCTAAATCAGCAACGTACGGTGTAGTCAAAAAGTACCCACTTTGGAAGTGTTCAAGAGGTGGGTTTTGTGATTGCACAAGCATAGGGCGACGACCCGTATTTCGACTTTCATATGATTCATTGTTATAGTTTGGAAGCGGTATCAATCCACCACCTGTTTGTGCCATGCCGCCCATAATATCACGATTGCTTGCACGACGTACAGCCGTCACAGGGGCTACTGCGCCTTCACGCACCAATCCCGTTTTAGGGTCAAGCCAATCTTCGGTATGGTATGAGGGAAAATGTTCAGGCAACGTAGTTTGACGGCCAAAGTAATCACGGAATTGTGGAGTATTGCGTAAACCTTCGAGCAATGTTTCACTTCTTGGTTGTTCAGGAGTAGAATCTGGTCTTGGGCCTTTTAAACGACCAAATTTATTTTGTATTTTTGTATATGAAACTGGATTGATATTACGCATTATTTCTTCTTCTGTAAGTTCAGCCAATCTTTTTGGTACATTGGAGACATTTCTTTTGCTACGCATATCTTGAATGTATTGCTCTACAATATCTTCAGGGTTTTCTGTTTTGGCTCGCAACTCGTCAAGATGCATGTTTAATTGCTGTTCAGCCGACAGTGGAGAAACTTCGGGTAAATCAAAAGGTTTCTGAAACGTAATAGGTGGTGAATCGGAAAAAGTTTGCATGTTTTCGTAAGTATCAAAGTCACTAAGTTTACTTTGAGTTGTCGCAGGTATGCTTTCGTTTTGTTTAAATTGAAAATACGGGTCTTGTGCTCTTGACGTTGGAACTTCAGGCAAACTTACCGGATAAAAGTCGCTAAGACGAGTCTGTTGCTTGAGAACAAGCACAGGGTTCGCTCCGACCATACTCGTGCGAGGTAACGATACAATTTAGAAATACCGACGCATACGAATGGTATGGGCGACAAGGTATTGGTGGTCAAAGCACCAATCTTACCACTGCTTTTACCACTACTTGGTGGTCTTGGTATGGGTGCTATTGGTCGTAAATTAGGTAAAGAAGGAGCCGAGGCTGCTGCTGGTGCAGGTGCTAAGGCGGCAGCAGGTGCAGCAACACAAGGGGCTACTCAAGCGGCTACTCAAGGTGCAAAACAAATGTCAGGTAAGCAATTTGCAATGCAAATGGCTCAACAACAACAAAATGCGGCGGCTCAACAACGTCAAGACCAAAAAGCACAGCAAGAACAACGTGCTTTAGAGATGGCTGAAAAAGCAAAAGGCGGTGCAGGGACTATGCAAAAGCAGTTGCAGGGCGTACTTGACGACCTTCGACTTCTCAAGGGTACACTGCAACTACCAACTGCACTAAGCGAAGAGTTGCGTGACACCATCAAGACGCTTGATAACGACCATGTTATTGTCGATAACAAGGACGAAACGCTTGTTCACAACACGACACCGTTTACAGAAGACATTATTCGCCGTTTATCGGAAACAGAAGACGAGAAAGCGGAAGAACCGTTGTTCCAACCACAGCAATTGTTCTATTGACCGAAGTCGTCAAGACTTGTTTGCTTTGTACCACGGTGTTGCATAAACAGATTACCTAATTGTGGCTTGATTGTATCTTGAAAATTGACAATTGGTAGCGTATTGTAGTCGGGTTGTAAATCACCCCAACCCTGTACGTCACGTACTGCTTGTTGTTTTGAGTCTTTTATTGGGTCTTTCATGTAAATAAACTCCCTTCTCCCAACGGCATCACGTAATTTTGCATTTACATCAATATTGGGTGGTAGGCGACGTTGGAATTTTTGATGAAATGGTTCAGATGCATAATTTCTTGAAGTTGAATGTATATTCATGTTATTTTGCAGTATTGTATTTAACAGTCTTTCGTAATGTCCTTTGCGTCGTTCACCCTCTCGTGTTTGAGCCATTAGGCTTGATAATGTTGGATTAGCAGTTGATATTCCTTGACGTTGATTGAATGATTCGGAATCTCTTATCATTCCACTAACCTTTGAGTATTCATTACCTTCATCATCTTCAAGAACGTATTCATCGGCCCAATTGCTTTCAGGATAGCGTACAACTCTCGTTGGTGTTTTAGGTGGGCTTGTGTCCATTCGACGTGCTAATCCTTCTGCAAATTCCCTGTCTATGACTTCTGCTGAATCAGCAAGCACAGGCATAAAAGACGAGCCATCTTTTGGTAGTGTTCTTTGTCGATTTACTACTGGCCTATCACGAAAAAGGTCTGATAATTCTCTAAATCGGCTGTCGTAAATCATTGTATCTTCTTCTTTGAGCAAAGACCAAGCAATGTCAAAGGCGTTCATTTGTTCACCGCTTTGGTTTGATGTTTTGCAAGGCTTGACTGAAGTCACGACCTACAGTTGCATCACCAATAAATTCAGGCGGTAGGGTTGTTTGACGTGGGTCTTGAGGCATTGTTTGAGGTTGCGGTAGTCTTGGTGCAAACTGGATAGGCGGAGTCTGTCCTTGTTGTCGAGCCATAGCCAATGCTTGCGCCAATTGACCCTGTGGGTCTACTTGCGACTCCATTGCTTCACGGAAGTCTTGTTTTTTAACACCATACTGTTTTGCATATGCTCTATCAAAATCTTCTGCTGTCATTTCATTGTATTGACCGCAATCAGGGCAAAAAATATCTACATACATTCTTGGATTTTCTTGATTACCAATATAATGTCCATACATTATCCCACCAGCACAACCATGACAAGGAACTGGCGGTGCTGGTTCTGCAACAGTTTCAGGATGAAAACTTTGTGCTTCACGTTCCATTCTTTCACGATGCCCGAAAGGATATTCAAGAGGTAGACCACGTTCATCTATAGTATAGCCACGTTCATTTAAATTTTCTTTTAACATAATCCATGCTATGTCAAATGACTGGCTCATGGAGTTGGGAGGTAGTTTCACCATAAAAATTTTGTTTGAAATTTTTTTTCTCGGAAAGGTGTGCGTGACTAAAAGAAGTGCTATGGGTTTGTGCTATGCTATGCCTCCGCCTAAGGGGGTGTGCTATGGGTCGTGCTATGGGTCTGTGCTATGGCGCAGTACCACGGTCTATAGAACGGGGTACTTGCGTGGGCAGGGGTGGGGGCATAGCGTACGGCTCTCGCCCCTTGCCTACGCATAGCACGCCTGCGTGCTATGACGGCGGCTCACCGCCCCACGCCTATAGCATAACACCTCGTCACACGCAAGCCCCCATGAATAGCGACCCTTGAACCCAACCC